TTGGCTTAAAATAAATTTTTTTTTTTTTTTTTTTTGGTCTGCGCGCGCACCCCGTTAACTTCCTGTCGTACATTACGCCTCACGTTGAAAAAAAAACCATTACGTCTAGACGTGTAGCTGTAACCTCATGATTAGAATCACTTCTTACGTCAATTACGTCAAAAAGGCTGTTTTCACACATAAAAAAAATAAATCATTTTTCTGGGAAAAAAACCACTATATAAGTGCGTTTGACGTAATAACTTCCCTCACCCCACCCTCTCCCTCACCCTGACTAAAAAAGTATTTTATTAGCACCGTGGTCCGTGATCCGTGTTCCGCGCCCCATTTATCCGCATACTTCCCCCCTCTACTTTCCCTCTGATTTTCCCCCTTGTCCGTGCCCCACTGTAGCTTATATGGGACACGTTTACCCTCATACTTAATCCCTTGTGATCAATATACTTCTCTCCGCTTTTTCCTTCATTTTTTCTTCGATTTTCTTGTCGATATCGTATAGGCGTTCGCGGTTGATGGCGTCTTCCCAGCCGAAGCACTTGAAGCAGTACCATCCTCGGCGGTAGCAGTGGTCGTGAGTGTCGTTGGCGATGATCTCGTCCATGGGGGTATTGCACTGGCATCGTGTGACGAGGCTCATGGTCCGTTATCCTTGTTGCTTGCGGTGGAGTACGGAGTGGTCTTTCCATGCCTGTTTGTCTTTGTCTTTCTTGATGAGGTCTTGGTTGGTGATGCGGAAGGGCAGGTCCTTTTCGGGTCCTATGCCTATTTCCACTTGTTGGATCTGGCCGCCTTTGGCGAGGAAGGCGGCGACATGATCTGCCAGTTCCTCGCGGATAGCGGCGGAGGCGGTACGTCTGTGTGTGTCGGTGAGGATGTATCGCATCTCGCTGCTTCGGGTGTCAGGCTTTGCCATCGGCTTTCTCCTTCTGGGCGATCTTGAAGAACAGGGCGTCTACGACTTGGATGACAGCGTCGGCGGTGGCGTATTGCGAGTGTGCCAATTGGGCGTTGCTGGCGAGCATGCCCTGCAGGGCCATCATGTACGCCAGTTGGCGCGGGGTCATATCTTCAAATTTCTCGGTCATGTGCGTGGTCTCCGCAGTTGTTTGATGTGTTTATAGTCGTGTTCGTCTTTATAGGGCACGAGATCCAGATCTCGGGGTGGGTTTAGGAGTTTTTCTTTGTTTGCGCCTTTGATGTATTTCCTGTAGTGCGTCTGATAGGTACTCCACGTCATGACGCCGCCGAGGTCAAGCATGAGTTTTTCTACTTCTGTTGCGATTTTATGTGCGGACTGATACTTAAGTCCGAGTACGTGCATCAGCACCCACTCCACCCGTTCGTGCACCATCAGGTAGGGGATTATAGAGTGGCCTTGGTACGTGGGCCGTAAGTGTTTGTCCACGTAAACGGTTCCGCCCTGTGTAGAGACACCCCCGACATACGGCACGTCATGTGTTCTGTCCGTGGTCGTCGGCTTGACGACTTCGCTAAGAAACCGTGGGTCGCGTAGGTATTTCATTTGTTCGGGCGTTAGGTCGAGGTGATTACTCTCTATTGCGGCAGGTATTCTTGGTAGTAAGTTATCGCTCATTTCGCTTGCTCCTGTCCCTTTAGTGTTTGATGGCATTCGCGGTCATGCTGACACATGCCGCCGTCAGCTACTTGGTTCCAGCAAGTATTGAGTGCGCGCCCATTTTTATAGGTCGGGGTGAACGGCTTGTCACAAATTTGGCATGATGATTGGAGGTTTTTCAGCGAACACACACACTTCCTGACCGGCTTGCCCATGCTCCCCGCGCCCCGAGCGCTGTCGCTATTATAGGAAACGTAAACGTATTCTTCTGGCACGTCTTGCCAGTCTGACCATACCGGATAAGTACCACCACCGCCGTATGCCCCGGCTGACCCATAAGAATTACTTACTGTCACTTGCTGCCGCATTTGCAGTTTGCCATTTAGCCAGCGAAGTTCAATTGTCATAGCACCCACCCCCACACCCGTAGCATCACAGCGACAAACGTCGCCGTAACAAAAGTTACTATAGACACCGTGCCGATAAATACGTTGATCTTTTTAAGCGGAGCAAACTCCGCACCAGCGTTTTCAAAAAACCAATCTACAATGCCGCCCAACACAAAAATTAAAAACCACGTTACTGCAAACTTTTCTATGATGTTCATTTCACCCGTCCAATCATTGAGTAGCGGAGTGCAAAAAGAGCGCCATAGCACATATTCTCAATGCGTTCGGCATCATTTCCCGGCTCATGCGCGCAGGCATATTTCAACATTGCCCAGCAGCCCTCGTCGCTAGCAATGGTATGGTCGGCATAGCCTCCTATAAACGTAAAGCATTGCCTGATGAGCGCCGCACCTTCTGGTGTAGATGCTAATTTTTCAAAAGTACCAGCTGGGCTACAAAAAAAGTCTAATTCTTCCTGTAATCTTCCCAAGGACATTGGAGCACCTCCCGCGCCCCGCGCCCCGTCGTTATTACAGGAAACGTAAACGTATTCTTCTGGCACGTCTTGCCAGTCTGACCATACCGGATAAGTACCACCACCGCCGCCGTATGCCCCGGCTGACCCATGAAAATTTTGCTGCCGCATTTGCAATCTGCCATTTAGCCAGCGAAGTTCAGTTTTCATTACTTTGTCTCCTGTTCTGTTTTGAGGTTGCGGATTGCGCCCGCCGCATGACGAAGTGCCATGTTGTAATAGCGGTCTTCAACCTTGTGGCATTTGTCGTCAACAGAGGCACCAACATGCTGATTTTTTGCTGTGGCCGCAGCCTCATCAAGCGCAGCATTCCGAACAAGGTCGGCGAATTGTTCAAGTTTTGGGAGTTCAGCATATTTTGCCGCAAAATAATCCCGTAGCGTCATGCCATCAAGCTTCTGGCCGTACTCGTCGTATTCTTTCATAGCACCCACCCCCTAGCTCGCGCCACTTCGTAAACGCAGAAAACCCAAATGACTACACAATAAACTACATAAAACCCGCGCCTTGCAGGGCCACCAATAAAGTCTTTCATTTCATGGCCCCATCGTCAAAAAGAAAATAGCGGCGGCGTAGACCACGAGCAATACAAAACATACTGCAAAAATAAATTCTACTGCGGCTAAAAACTTATTCTCGTCGTTGAATTTCATTTTGTCATTTCCTTACAAAATTTAATTAAATCGTCAACGTATTGCAGCACCTCAGAATATACGTCCGTTAAATCCTCATCGTACTCCCGGCGGGCCTCGCACTGCTCGTGGTATAACGTTTCGGACAGGGACACCAGCTTGTCGGGGGGCGTTGCATCGACACGTTCGTACAACGTGTCGAGTTTTTGTTTCTTTTGCCTCATGAGGTATTCCTCATGCGCCTTGGCGTAGCCGCGTGCAAACGCGGTTTCAATGGCCGTTACCGTAACGCTTGCCATCCCGGCCATTATCGCTTCCATCTCTTCTTTATCACTCATCGCATAGCCCTCAGTTTTATCATGTCGTACTCCCTCACCCACTTTTTAAATTTTCCCACTACTGCTTCTCTTGAGTAGTCGAAGAAAGTAAGCGGGAGTTGGTCATCTGCCTCGCTCACTAATCGCCACCACTGTGGCCGTATTTCGGTGATGATCATGTTTAATCCTCAGTGCATCAACTTGCGGAGTTTGATTTCTTTTTCTTTGATTAACTCCACCACTACTGCGTGGGCCTCCTCGGCCTCGGCTTGGGAGATTTGTGCCATCTCCAGCCAGTGGCCATCTTCGAGAGCCAGCTTGACCTGAATCAATTCAAAGCCCAAGCCCAGCATATCGTCTACGAGTTCATTGCTCATTGGCCACTCCCTTCTTGACGATGCCGTGGCGTGCTTCAAGAGCGCGTGCGAAGTCCACTGCGAAAAGCCCAGCGGGCTTCATGTGCCGTGCCGCTTCCATGTAGACGGCATAGATGTCCTCCTCGGACAGTGGTTTTTGTTTTAAGATTGTCGAAATAAGGCGTTTAATTAAATTCATTGGATTCTCCAGATACGGGCGGTGCCATCATTGGTGCGCACAGTAAACTTTTTGTTATTACGTTTGCCAAACGCATACGCGGCGTTGTGTATAATTTTGGCGTTTACGTTATCTATAATAAAACTGTCGCCGATCTCCATTGTCTTGAAGGGGTATTTAACATTGCGCAAATTAATGGGCATCGGGACACCTGATTCAATTTGGTATTTCATGATCAGCCCCTCGGAGATGACAGTGGTTCGAGGACATCCAGTTCCTGTCGGAAGGAACGGCAGTAATGGATACGTACTTCTGGATCTTCGATGTTGTCAGCGATATCCCCAAAAATATTAAGCACACCACCGCGTGCAGCGTGGGTCTTTTCTCTGTAACCGCCCTCCATGGAAATGCCATGAAGTCCTTTCGCGATAACTCTGCCTAGCTCTGTAGCGGATTTCTTAGTTAGCTTCATTTTCTTTCTCTAGTATCTCGTCTTCAATTAACATGACTTGGCTTTCGGTTAAGGCGTCAACTATATTGACTCTTCGTGGTTCTCCCGTTACCGGGTTGTTCGTTAGTACCGTGATCCGTTTAACATCAAGCTGTCGCGGGAAGCCGTCTTCTGGCGGCAGCACCTCGTAGAGTACTTCTACGTCAATCGATAGGGTTGAATGAAAAACGTTCATTGTATTCCTCCTCCAGTTGGCGGGCGGTTTCTGGATCACTCAGTGCCAGTGTGCGCAGGTATTCGGCCTGTATGAGCTGCATGACGGTATTGCCATAGCTGGCTACATATAGATCGCTTAACTGGCGCAGCATGGCGTGATGTTCCACGCGAATGACTACCGTCACCCATGCGCTACTTCGTTTGGAGGGAGATAGGGGTGCGACATAGCCCTTGGGCCGTCGTTTACGCCATGGCTTATCGCGACGGCGTTTGACGATCTTGGGGGAAGTAATAGTATGTAAAGCGGTCATAGGTTCTCCTTTCTGGTCGAGCGAAAGGATTCTAATACATACTTTTTATGATACGCAATAGGTTTGAAGGAATTATTTTGCGCTGCCCCATGAGGGACCTATTTCCATATCGGCCTTGGAGGGCACGGTGAGCTTGACTGCGGCGACCATTATGTCAGCAGCGGTGCGTGCTTCTTCAGGCGTGGACACACTGACCGCAATCTCGTCATGTACCTGTAATAATAGAGTGAAACCCGCTTTGTGGAGCGCGACCATTGCAGCTTTAGTCTGGTCAGCAGCACTGCCTTGCAGGAGTTTGTTAAGCCCCTTGTAGGTCATTGCACGCTTGATCCGTGGGCCGTATTTCGCGGTGGCTTCTTCGTACGGCAGTGCCTTGTGTACGCCCCATTCGGTGGGTTCCCAGAGTGGGAAGCGGCATTTGCGTCCGAGTAGCGTGCGTATGCTGCCCCCACTGGCGGGGCGTTCGATGGCCTTCATCACGGCGTCTATGGTGCCCTTTAGGAACGGTACCTTACGGTGAAAGGTGGTGATCAGTTCGGAGGCATCCTCTACGGGTAGGCCGAGCTGTACGGCGAGTTTGCCCTTGCCCATGCCGTAGCAGTTAGACACCAAGACATTAGACACGGTAAACCGATGGCGGGGGCCAGCGTTTATGATGTCATAGACTTTCGCGTATTTCTTCTGTTCAGGTTGTTTTCTCGGTAAGAAGCTATTCGGAGGTTTCCCACTGCGTAGTTTCCCTCGTTGTTGGTCCGGTCTATGGTCATTCCCAACCAGTCCGAAGCAGGGTGCAAGGACAGCAGATATTCCACAAAGGCCTTTACGGAGGAAAACTCGCATTGAATTCCACGGCCACCATAGTGTTTCCAGCCTCTGTCCTTGGGGTTTTGGCATCTCTGCATAGCCGCCGTAGCCCTTCTTTGCAGTGACTTCATCTCGATGGATTTTACAATCAAGTGCCCTCGTCCCGCATGCTGCTTGCGCATAGTGCATGGTCGGCACATAGTTGACTTTCCACTTTTGAGGTTGTCCAAGAGCTTCCAATCCTCGGCCCCACAAACGCATCGCACTTTCGCGTACTGATGTTTTCCTGTTCGCTGAACCACCCTGCTGATCACGGTCCACATACCGAATTGCCTGTTCCGCATTTCCGGTGGAAACAAGTGCATCCAATCTTGATGCTGCGAGCCGGAGAGAAATTTTCCCTGATTCGTTTGTCCAGACGTCATGGTCCGGTGTTGCTGTGAGATTGCCATAGGTAATAACCTCTTTGGTTCCCATGAAAAACACTCCCTCATGTGATACCCATTCTACCCCATCCCATACTTTATGCAATTCCGTTACCTGTTGGATTGGAACAAGGCCACTATCGGTAAGGACCATTTCGCCCTGCGCAATGCAAAGACCCAAGCCAATCGTTTTAGCTACCTTGCGTTTGATGCCTGCCATGTCGGCGATCATCTGATGGAAGTCGGTATCGATATCTGTGATGTAGGCTTGGGCCATGTCGCGTGCTCCGTCAAGCTGGAGCAGGTTAGCGTAATGCACCAACAAGCGTGGCTCTTGTGATGAAAAGTCACAGGCTGCCCAGTGCTGTCCTTCTTCTGGCAGAAAGAGTGAGCGCACCATGGGTCCGATGATTTCGTGCCGGGCTGGCACTTGTTGGAGGTTCGGCGATGCCATGGATAGCCTGCCTGTCACCGTGCCGCCGTCATCAGAGCGCAGTTGGTTGATATGCGCGTGGATGCGCCCATCGTGGGCAGAGAAATCGATGTAGGGCTGCAGGAACGTGCCGTAGGTCTTGTTCAGCTCGCGTGCTTCCATGATGGCCTTGGCAATAGGATGCTCGCACGTATCAAGGAATGACTTGGTAAAGCTGGGCAGTCCGGTCGTAGTCTGTGGGTAGGGGATGTTTAGTTTGTCGAAGGCTTTAGCGATTGTTGCAGCGGCCCACATGTCCACGGGTACCCCTGAAACATCCTTGATGTACGTTAATAACTTTTTCTCTTTGTGTTTCATTTCGGTAATCAAAGCTATGGCTCTGTCACGGTCAAACCGGATACCGCGAAAGGTAATATCGATCAGGATAGGCAATAGCTCTGTTTCCAGATTGAAAATGGATTCGACTTCTTCGTCGCGCATTAGGATTTGGAAGTGATGCCAGAGCTTTAGCGTAAGAGCAGCATCCTGTTCCGCGTAAGCACCCACATACATCGCGGGGAGTTTCCACAGCTCCTTCTTAGGGTGCAATCCGAAATCGGCTGCAGCGTCTCGTAGCCCCTGCTCTGACTTGGTCTCTTTAAGGTAATCGTAGCCCAGACTGTTGAGCGCATAACTGAACCGGTTCTCGTCTATCAATGCGGCAGCGATCATGGTGTCGATAATACGTCCGTTGACCGTGAAGCCTGATGCGCGAAGCCAGCCAACATCGTAGGCAGCGTTGTGCATGACCTTGTCGCAGGGCAGTAGTAGGATCTTGGTGATCCAACGCTCGACGATTCGTTTGTCTAAATTACCGCCGCCTGCGTGCGCGATAGGGTAATAACCCTTCCATCCATCCACTGCAACAGCGTAGCCCACGACAAAACCATCCTTGCGTGGCCAACCGGGTCCGTACTTCTCCATGTTGGGATCACAGGTCTCCAAGTCGATAGCGATTTCTTTTGCTTCGGACAAGTCAGGAAAATCCAGTGGCGGGAGCCATTCGGACTGGATCGGGAACAGCGGTATGTTAGTTTTCAAAATCTAAAGGCCTTTCGTATGTCCTTGGGATGGATGATGTGCAGTGTCTCCCGTGTACGGGTAATTCCCACGTACAGCAGTCGATTTATATCATCCGCGTTATGGTCATAGTCCTTAGCAAACTTTGGGCTCAGGTCCGTGAAGAGCAAGACGTTATCCGCCTCTCCCCCTTTTGCTCCGTGGATCGTGGACAGTTTTACTTGCACCTTGCCAGTGAGTTTCGTGCCCCGGCGTAATATGGCAATGATGTAGTCTATCTTTTCTGCACCGATCTTAGTCAGTGCTTCGTGCCAGATGCTATCAGTTAATAGTCCATGGCGTGCTTTTAAATCATCAAGCGTAAAGAGTGCTTCTGGATCCGCCTCGCGTAGTGTCTTATGCCCGCGTGCGATGAAATCTGAATTAAGGTATTTATAAATGTGTTTGAGCGTGGGGTAGTTTATGGATCGTCCCTTGCGCAGGGACTCCCAGCCGATTACGGCGGCGAGTGTGGCTTCAGCAATGCTCCGTTGTCCGTGACGCTCGAAGAGTATTCCCTGTGACTTTATCCAGCCATACAGATCATTAAGCATGTAATTGGCTGACGCCAGTATCAGCCACTCTCCGGTAGAGATATCCACATGCATGTAGTCGCGATAATAGGTGATATTGCCCTCTACCTCACGGGAGTTCCAGAATTTAGGTTGACGCTTACGAATGCGTTGTACGACTTGAGTGGCTAGCGCATGGACGCGTGCAGGTACACGATACGATTGCTGCAGGACGCGGATATCGCCCTCGCAATTCAGAAAGCTGTCTACGTCTGCACCTGCCCACATGTAAACAGCCTGATCGTCATCGCCTGCAATGAATGAGCGAGTAGCCCTCTTCATAAGGTTCTGTACAAGGGTCCACTGCAGTGCGGACAAGTCCTGTGCCTCGTCAAGGATGACCACGGTTAGCTTGGGCAGTCGCTCAGGTTGCGCGTTGATCAATTCCAGCAGATCGGTAAAGTCCAGCAGTCCTGCGTTCTCTTTGAAGTGGCGATACGCGCGCTCGACGTATTCAAAGTGGTGCCACTCGATGCCCATCTGGCTTTGGTTGTAGTGTGTGTGCAGATCAAGGCCCTTGATGCGCGCGATGTTGATCTCGTTCAGTATTGGATTATCGGCGTGGACGACACAATCGTCTTCATCACTGACAAGTGGCCCCATGGTAATACCGGCCTGTGCGGCAAACTCACGGTAATTCTCAGGCTTCATGATGTCTTTGTTGCTGACGCCAAGGCACTGGTACGCCAGACTGTGGAGCGTGCGAAACCACGGGAAGTCGGTATCAGGATTTAGGTGCGGAAACTTTGCAGTGGCACGTTCCTTTGCCTCGAGGGATGCCTTGCGTGTGAAAGCAAAGTATCCAATGGACATTGGGTGCACAACAGCAAGTTCCTGCTCAACAATGTCGAGCAGGTATGTAGTCTTGCCGGATCCGGGGGGACCGAATATTTTATGGATGGCCACTAGAAGGGAGCCTTGTTCTGCATCCTCGGCATTTCAAAGGGTGCGTCCTGTGTCGTGAAGCGTGGCAAGCGCCACACGCGGGTGGTGCGATTCTTCAAGAATAGGCTGATGGGTTCACCGCCAGTGTCGCGCAGTCGCTGGGCCATCTTAGGGGCTGAAAGGCCCGTGAAGTTATTACGCTTCATGTGTGCTTCAAGGTCTTTGATACGAAAATATACTTTGCCTTCTGTTTCATCCACCCAAGGGCGGCCCATCAATATCTCATCACGGACCATTGCTTGCTGGAGATGGGTGCAGAATTCTTCGACAAGATCCGCGAAGCGTCCAGTGATGGTCGTATCATCAGAGGCTTCCTGTATCGCTTCCAGTTCCACCATCTCTTTCAACAGCCCATTGATCATTGTCTCCCAGTCCTGCTTACGCACTGTGGGTGGGAAGCAGTTAAGCTTTTCCACACATGCCTTTTGGAAGGCTATCTGGTTGAAGAGATGTTCTGTCTCCAGTTCGATACGCTTTAGGTTAACGTCTAAGAACCATAATGGCGGTTCGGAATTGTATTTGGACAGTGCAGACATCTGTGGCGAGTCTGGGCCATCACCGCCAATACCGTGTTTACGTGTACGGCATAGGCCTGCGTTACAGAAGGAATTGATGGGCGCATCTTTGCACTTGTACTTATAGTCCCTCTTGCCGAGCTGCTTACTAATGATCTGCAGCTCCGACATGCTCAAGGGGGGTGCGAAGTACTTGAGGTTGTACTCCATCATTTTGTCTTCCCAACCCACTGGGTAAGCCTTCTTCAAATAAATGCCAACGCTGAACATGCCGTTATTACGTGTGCCTTCAGGAAATCCTTGCGTGCACAGTGCCTGTAGGCACGGTGGACCATCCTTTACGATGATCTCTGCTTGCTTTGCAGCTTCTGGAAATGCCAGTGGCGGTGTCTGTACGTAAGTTGCGTATAGCGCGTAGAACTCTTCCAGTGTCGCGGCACTGCCATCGTCATTGATGGCGTAACGTAGGCCTTCGTCCCCTGCAAAATAGGGTAGGTTTAGGAAATTACCGGTATCGCCGCGCTCTACTAATATTTCTGCCTGCTTAGGAAATATCTCGCGTCCAGCCTCGCCAAGTAGTCCTGCCGCCGCCGTGAGGAAGCGCTGCATGTCCGCCGCAGGGACTGGTTCAGAAGTGAATAGGAATACATGCGCACCGCCGGATTTGCTACGGCAAACAACCATGGGTAGTTTTAAACGGCGCACCTTCTCAACCAGCCCCTTGTGATCAAGCGGATACTGGTCAATGTCCACGCAACCCCAGATACAACTGTTGTTTGCGCGTATTGGAATTATGCCTAGACTGGGTTCTACACCATCAAGATGCTTCTGCCACAGATCATCGGTAGGGGGTTTGCGAATAACAACAGCCTTTCCGGCCTGCTTGCCATTCTCTTTTGCTCTTTCAATCTTATAGGTTCCATAGGCTATGTCTAACCCTGTAAAAATAGCCTTGAAGCGAGATATGTCTACCATTTCTTCTTTCTCGGTATAAAAAGGCCGGGAGTTACCCGGCCTCACACTTAGAATATACGATCAGAGGATGCTGCTTCTGAATCATCTTGGTGTTTTACTTTTACTGATCCACTGTTAATAGTTTCAGCAAAGGACTTTGCTGCACTATAAACATTGGAGTCTTCAACCGAACCAACACGTTCGATTTCCCAGCCGAACCATTTGCCCTTGTCATTGGACTCGCTTACTGTAGTCAAGCGGTATACCTGACTGTACATTGGTGGCGTAAACAAAGTACCAGTACTGCTAGGAAGCTTGACTGACAACATCATGCTATTCCACTTGCGCGACTTCTTAAGCTGTGTGGATTTCATTACGATCAATGCAGGATTGGGAACGCCATTGTCTAGCACCATCACATAGTGATTGGCTGTGTTTTCAATGTAGTTGCCGTTATCCAGATAATCTTTGTTATCTCCCACTTCACGGTGTGTCTTAGAGATGATATCACTAGTCGATGGGTAGACCATCAACGGTGCACCGCTCCCAGATCCACGTGGTGCCCATTCAATGTACTGACGTACGTAGCTGGTGGGTATGACAAGCACACCTTTCTTGCCATCATACAATTGGCCAGTAACACTATTGTAGAGCATGCCCGGCAAGGCCCCATCTACCTCACCCACTTCAGGACTGACGTTGGTCAGCAGACGCAGGAATGGAAGCGCGAAGTCTTCTTGCCCCATGTCCTTAAAGCCACCGTTCGCATCAGATTCAAAGTTGGGGGATAAAACCAATACGGAATTTTCCTTTACTGCTATAGATTGCTTGCTCATGTTTCTTGTCTCTTGGTTAGTTATGCTGATTTAATTACCGCTTTTTGGCCTATGTAGGCACCAAAAAGTTCAGATGGAAACTCGTTGCCTCGCTCCGTCTGTTCCTTTACCCATGCCTTAAGAGTCATGGGTTCTATTTTCTCGGTTTGACTGGCTGGAAAGCCCTTCTCGTCGAGAAGCCCTATGAAACGGCTGCAAAGCTCGTCTTCGCCGCGTCCAAAACGGACGCTGACTGTATTCTTGATGATGTCATCAAAGCCGTGGTCCCTGAGCCATTGATAGGCTTCAGCACGACGCGCTTCAGAAATACTGGCACTGTAGAACGGTTTCACATCAATAGAAGAACCGTCTTCCATCTTAAATGACTTCATCCCCATACCTGCAAGTGCTTCAGGGATAACTTCTTCAACCAGTTTACGTAGCTGGTCTTTACGCTCTTTGACTACGGACTCCATTTCTTCCACTTCTTTCTCAAGTAGCTTGGCACGTTTAGCAAGGCCCGCGATACTTACGATATCGTCATCGGCTACCTTGAGTGCATCAGCATCCTGTTCAAACATGCTATTCATCGTCATAACTGTCTCCTTTCTGGGGGTTTAGATCAACTTGTATGGGGATATAACGCTTTTCATGCCTATCCCACTTCAGGCATTTATACCGTCCATTGTTTTTAGCTGCTGCAATACAACTGACTATACCTATGGCAGTTGGATCACCAATGAAGAGTAGATAATCATTATCATCAAAAAGTTCTAACTTTCTTTTTATACGCCTAACTGTGGGCGCAACTGAAAAAGCAACCTGCGCATTGGGTGGCAAGATTGTTTCAATTGTTCCGAAGTCTAACGCAGATGTAATGTTGTGTTGTCCGGTCTCGGACACAACGTAAACTACTGGCATTACTTTCTCCTTTCTCTGTATGAAATTGAAGAGTATATTAGCTCAGGACTTGTTGCAAGTCTAAATTCATACAGGAGATACACATGGTAGACATGTTCATAAAAAACTATCCGTACAAGAATAAGCCTTTTGTGCATCAACAAAAGTATTTAACTGACTACTGGAAGAAGCAAAACGTAGCACTGTTTGCCGACATGGGGACAGGCAAAAGTTTTATGGTTATCAACAACATAGCCATGTTATACGACAATGGTCATGTTAACGCTGCACTCATCATTGCCCCCAAAGGCGTCTATCGAAATTGGATAGAGTCTGAAATACCTAAACACATGCCTGAACATGTTGTCCACAGAATGGCCTTGTGGAGTCCTACCCCGCGTAAAGTTGAACTCCAGTCAATGGATTCATTGTTTGAGGTTACGGAGGACTTGAAAATCCTCATCATGAATATTGAAGCGTTATCCACTGAGAAAGGGATGAAATACGCGCAAAGGTTCCTGATGTACCACAAAGCCTTTATGGTGATTGATGAAAGCACCACGATAAAAACACCCAGCGCGCGTAGAGCGAAAAACGCTGTAAAAATAGGCAAATTAGCAAAATACCGTCGCATCATGACAGGTTCTCCCGTCACGAAAAGTCCGTTGGATTTATTTCAGCAATGCGATTTCTTGTCACCGGATTGTTTACAAACATCCAGCTTCTATTCTTTCCGTGCACGCTACGCTATTACGGTCCAACGCACGATGGGCGCACACTCGTTTCAGAAAGTAATCGGCTATCAACGTCTGGATGAGCTACAGGAAAAGCTCAGTACCTTTGCTTATCGTGTGACTAAAGAGGAATGTTTAGATTTGCCACCAAAGACCTACATCAAGCGGGAAGTGGAGCTGACACCTGAACAAATACGCGTTTACAACGAAATGAAAGTAATGGCACTGGCCTCATTCAAAGAGGGCATGACCACTACCATTAACGCGTTGACACAACTACTACGCCTACACCAGATTGTTTGTGGCCACACTAAATTGGATGATGGCACTGTCCTTGAGATACCTAACAATCGTATAACGGAGCTGCTGTCCGTGATCGAAGAGTCATCAGGCAAAATCATCATCTGGGCCAACTATAGGCATGACATTGAAGCAATAAAGCTCGCGCTCCAAAAGGAGTACGGCATGAACTCTGTTGCTACGTATTACGGAGACACTGAAGCAGGCGTGCGACAACAGATCGTCACTGACTTCCAAGACATGGATAATGACCTACGGTTCTTTGTGGGCAATCCACGTACTGGGGGCTACGGCTTAACGCTGACCGCTGCTAATATTGTCGTTTACTACAGCAATAGTTTTGATTTGGAGGTGAGGTTGCAGTCAGAAGATCGTGCCCACCGCATCGGACAAACGAAAAGCGTAACGTATATTGACCTGATGTCGCCTAAAACAGTAGATGAGAAGATCGTTAAAGCGTTACGCGGCAAGATCAATATAGCGGATCAGGTAATGGGTGAGGAGGATTTACGCGCATGGTTGATTTAATTCCTATACGCAAGTTGTACAAATATGAAAGCTTACAACGTATAGATCACCCTGATGGAAGGAAATACGTGTATGGGGACCAGCGCCTGCCCAGCGTTACTACCATCCTGTCTGCTACTAAGGACAAGTCGGGCCTTGAAGCGTGGGCCGCGAAGGTGGGCGCAGAGAACGCGGAGAAGATAAAGAATACCGCTGCCAACATTGGCACCCACATGCACTCGGTTATTGAACGAATGATCGCGTACCGGGATTTGCCACGTCCTACAAACTGGGAGATGACGAAGGGCTATGAGATGGGCTACAGGCTCATCAACACGTTCTTTCAGAACATTGACGAGATCTGGGGATCAGAAGTGGCGTTGTACTACCCAGAGAAGTACGCAGGAACCACTGACTTAGTGGGCGTGTACCGAGGTAAGCCTGCCATCATCGACTTTAAGCAGAGCAATAAGCCTAAGAAGAAGGAGTGGATTAATGACTACTTCCATCAGTTGGCCGCGTATGCCTTAGCACACGACATTGTTCACGGTACATGTATTGAATATGGCGTAGTACTCATGGCCGTCCAAGACGGGACGACCATGGAGTATTCAAGTGTTAGTCAGGAATTCGCGCGCTACAAGAGAGAATGGTTGCAACGCGTAGAAACCTATCATGCCATGTCGAGTGGGAAGAGCTGACGATAAAGGTCCTTGCTACTCGGCCCAGCAGACGCCTGTGGTGGTGGGCCACCCGTAGGAGCAGCAGCCGGTGACTCAGGGGGAGTGTTTATCCCCCTTGTACTAGGAGCAGCAGCCGGTGGCGTTTTGCGAGGAGGCATCCTATTTACACGCGGGCCAAAACCACTGGAAGGTTCTTCTTCATACATTGGCGGATTTTCAGGATCAAACTCGGCGTAGTTCTTGGCTGCAGTTATGCCGTATTTATGGAGAATGATTTGCAGACTTAATGCTTGTTTTGCATCTTTAGGTCTACTCAAAAGTGCCTTAAACAGCTCAGGATCTTGAGTAGATTTCTCCAACACGTCCTGTAACAAGAACTGTGGGCTATCTAGAAAACTACCCCGCAGGAATTTCCCCGCAGCAGATGAGGCAATCAGGCTGCTTACCCCTTTTGGTGCAAGAGCAGTACCTAAATGAGAACCAACGATGGAGAAAGCTAGCTCTGTCATTCCATCTGCATCTTGCATCAATTTTCCTAAAGCAGTGGGATCTTGCATTGCATTGGTAACACGTTGCATAGCATTGACAATATCGCGAGTACGACCAATTTCAGGAGCATTAGCAATCCCATTACGGGACATTAACTGCATGACAGAAGGTTGGCCCTTGGATAACGGCTGGAAAAGCGCTTGTTGAAACTTATTAGCATCAAATATTGTTCCATCCGATGAGACGGCTTTGTTATAAGCATATTCAAAGACGGATGATTTAAGCCCATCGACAGCGTCAGGACCTCCCTTCTTAGCTAGATTGACTAGCTTCTGCATATTGCGGATAGGGTTTTTAGTAGGGTCCAACATATTGGCTACGGCTTGCGTAGGGTTCTCCACAGCCAGCACTTTAGCAAAGGCTGATTGTTTGCCAACAGTTTTCATCAGTTCTGAATTGCGATCAGTGACATTTCGCAATGTTAATTCAGCAGTAGTTGCATCGCTGAGATCATTAAATAAGTTTAGCCGCTTAAGAAGGTTTTCATTTTCATTTACGAACTTAGTGAGCCGGAGTGGATCTACTCGTCCAGTAAGTGGATTGATACTACCCGATGCAGCAGACATCAAAAGTCGTGATTGTGCATCCCGTATAGAATTAACACGCGTCGCCGTGTTATCTGCAAGGGGTTTCAAAGCCAGTGCCTGTGGGCTATTAACACCAAACTGGTCAACTGCTTCTGAGTATTTAGTTGCAGAAAAGTTTACCGCCTCTTCCATATTTAGCATACGGCGGGCCGTCATGTCGCCACCACCCCTAAATACTTCATTTACCAGCATCTCGGGAGTGTATCGTTGTGCCCCGGTGGTAGTAGTAGAAGTCAGTTTATTGGCAAATGTACGTGTAAACGTATCATTGAGCGAACGCGAATATGCCCGTGCATTATCATATGCAGGCATCCCCAATGAATCCATATCGGTTAGCAATGATTCTCCCATTTGCCCATAGATAGAGGCCTCTGCGACATCTCCTTTAGCAGCAGCACTTCTTGCAAAATCCAGTAAGTCACTACGCGCTTTTATTAAATAGGAGACAGGGACAGTAGGAACAATATCCTCCCCATCTATTTTCAAATAGGTCTTGGGAACCTGTTTGGTATCTAGATATTCTTTGGTCAACTTACCCGTTGAATAACGTTCAATTGTTTCGGGGGTAACGCCGAATTCTGCCATGATGCTGCGTACTGCAGGAGGCAGGCCCTCTTTAAATCGTGCAGGAGTAAAGCGACTTGCCATCTCAAGGAAAGTCGTACCTGCATTTAGGGGTTGCACTTGACGGGGTGCTACCTTAGTGCGTTTTCCAGAAAGATTTGTCACAACAACAGAATCTCGCTCTGCTTGATCCCATAGTTGTCGCTCATAGGACCGAGCGTCGGAAAGAGCGTCTGCAACATGTACTTGCATGATATTGGCTGCTTTCATTTCTGCATCAGGATCATTTACGTTAATGCGTCTTGATGTAGTAGTAGCATCTAACTCTGCGGCTGTAAGCCTATTGGTCAACAGATCATTAAACTGTCCCGAACGCATCTGTGCCGCCTGACGTAATGCATCAGGAGTCCCGATATCGCTTAACTTTTGAATAAGAGATTGATATGCAGCTAATGCCCGTTTTCCTTGTGCATTAATTGCTTGTCCATAGTCAGCATTGCGTTTCAATAGGGTATTTTCCAAAGCACTAATGACAGGAGAACCTGTTATCTGTGCAACGGTTGGGGTTTCCGTAATAAGACGGGGATCATCCAGCAGTTTAACCAGCGCATCAGGGTCTTCCCCAGCTCTATCTAGAATGTCATAGAGCAAAGTTTGCGCTTTCTGTTGCTGGCTATTTAATATTATTCCTTTAATATTTTTAGCTTTGGTAAATAGACCTTTAGTGGAAGCAAGCCCTGTCACCAACAGCTTAGGGGGGAATAAAAACCCACCTACTATTTCGGCACCTAGCCGTGCACCCGGGGATTCAGGGTTGTAGTAAACCTGTGAGCCACCTAGTGCACCAGAGCTTAGTCCGGCTAATGTCTCACTTGTTATATTAAGCAAAGGAGCACTGCGAGCAAAAGTGCCCTGCTTTGATATAAAGCTGGAAACCTTACCAACATCCGCTTCCGCAAGCCGTCGTACTCTATCTAATTGAGCAGTATCTACAACGCCCGTACCCATTGCCTCTGCAACTGCTTTTTCGCCTGCTTGTTTTACTAGATTAGGAAGCCCAAAACTAAATGGAATCGTTGAAACAATACTTCCAGTTGTTTTCCCTGCTTCAGCATATGGCACGAGTCCAGACAGCAATGGCTCTTCCGCATACGGAGTAATTTCTGCAGCTTTTTTCTCTACATAGGGAGTGACAAATTTCTCTCCACCCAAATAGCCTAGTATTCCTCCACCTATAGCACCGACAATAGTGCCAACTGGAGGAAGAAATGCGCTACCTACGGCTGCGCCAGTCATCATTCCTGCGGTGGTAGGCAGTCCTTCTACTGCTGATTTTGCAACATTAGCTGCGAACACCTTCATTTGTGTATCTGCAGAAGGATCTTGAGCGCTTAGTGCATCCCATGCGGTTGGCGCAGTATCCGGGGCGCGCGGTGCTATAGCCATGGAAGAATCCGGTGGAACTAGTCTGTCCCATTCGGTTTCAGCGGGCTTAGTATCAGGAACACCTACTGTGGATTGTTTTGTAAGAACAGTCGTTAAAGGAATGGCCCCTTCATCTTTGTTATCTTGCGCCATAATAAGTGCCTATTCGATCAAGGGGTTTTTGGAAAGGGTATTGCTTTTACTTCCCCATTAAAGCTGAACAGAGTTCCGGGGGACGCAGTTTTTAAACGGGAGTCATCTTTGTTATAAATTCGAACAGGTGCGCCTAGTATTACCCTAACATTATTTAACATGGATAAAGTGGCTTGCGCATCACTAAGCCTCTCTGCATCGGCTCGCGTAATTTCATTTCGCGGTTTTCTATTAATAGTATTCAGCTCGGCTTGTGCCGCAAGCATTTTTTGTTCTAAGGCGGTATCCAACTGAAGTGCCCTTTGTTCAAATGCTTGTTTGTTATCTATAATATTAGGCAATATATCTACAAACTCCTCTATCTGCTTCCGTTCCTGTTGGGCATAAGTAGGACTATTCTGTAAAACGGCTGTAATAGCATTAGCTTGGTTACGGATATAAGTACGATTGTTAGCACTTTTTTGATCAAGCCCCTGCATAGCCCACGGCCCTACAAGCGGCAAACTTCCAACTGCGCTAGATATGGCTCCCATAGGACCAGTACCCCCTGCAGCGTTAAATATATTTGAAGCATTTTGATTAACATTGTAATTGTGCATTGACGGATTAAAGTTAGGAGCCATGGCATTGGGAGGTGCAATAGGAGCTGCACCAGTAGGTGCAATAGGAGCTGCACCAGTAGTTGCAATAGGAGCTGCACCAGTAGTTGCACCAGTAGTTGCACCAGTAGTTGCATTGGCAGTTGGTCCAGAAGGCATATTATCTTCTTCATTCTGATCAGTAGTATCACTTCCTGCAGTCAAAACATTTAATCCGGGGCTACCGTGTTTAGGCGATATAGTTCCCAATGACTTGCGTTTAGCCATGGCTTCCACTACAAAATCAGGAAGTTGCTTGTCAATAGTGCGCGTTATCTGCCTTCCTGTAGGGTCCAAGTAGGACTCCGTAGTTGGAATCATATATTGCGATACGGCACTTTCAAAAATACGATCCTGATCCTGACTAGTGGATCCAGAAGAATAAGCTGCTGCTCCATTCCTGAAAATATTAAGTATTCGTCCATTAAGTGAACTGCCAAAAGGGTTATCGGATCCGGGTTTCCCTTTGGCTATTCCCAATTGTATTTTCATTTTTTCATCAAGAAGCTTGGTGTTAGCCGCACGAATGCTATTGATGTCTTTCTCGCCTGCCTGCAATGCGGCCAAATTAATAGCCTGATCGTCTTTAGCCATCGCACTGACACGCGCGCCAATAGCTGCAGGAAGCGATGCGAATGCGCCTGCAAGACGAGCAGCCTGCGATCCACGCATTGCTTCGCCCCTGTCATTGACGTTGCCTGCGTAATTTAAGGCACGTTGACTGATGTCAAACAGCATCTGTGACTGCGTAGCACCCTTATCTTGCCCTAATAACGTCTTATAGATGGGGACGTATTCCGCCATTTTTTCTTGTAGCGTGGGAGTAGGCGTAGGAGGTTGCGCGAGATAGTTACGGGTATAGGTTCGCGCAGCCGTAATTTGCTCAGGCGTAAGGTTACTCCAGTCGTTGGAAGAAGTATCAGGGGATGGGGTCACGCCTTCTTCATCGGACCCGTCTTGAAAATGTTGCACATATCCACCACGGGCCATGCCCTGTGGTCCTTGGTCCATGGGCGGTGCGCCTTGGGGTAGGGATGCAATGCCCCCTCCAGCCGGAGGAGGCATCGGGGGCGCGCCATCTGATGGCGGGGCCATGCCGGGTGGGGGCATGTTCGCGGACGGTGCGCCCGGAGGGGGCATTGCAGAACCTTGGTCCATTCCACCGGCAGGCAAGGCAGCTATGCCTTGTTGCTTCAGTACAGGCTGTAGCAGCGCTAATACCTCAGGGGGAGTATTGGCGGCCGCGTTGTAACCAACCATATCGGCCAGTTCTTCAACGCGCGCATCCACGGAGCGCATGTCTCCGCGTAGATTATTCATCAGTATTTCAGGCGAATTGGGCTTACGGTCCATGGCTTTAGCCGCGCTATCCTCCTCTTCGCCACTTTCGTGCTCGGACGACCCATCGCTGCCCATGGCTCCAAGCATCTCGTCGAGACCATCATCCTTAAAGCCCTGCATGATACCAACGTTTTCATCGTCGCTTGGATCACGGAACATCTTCCGCTGAAGTACTTTTGATTTCATAAGGATTCCTTAGATTAGACCTGCTTTGGCAGCACCAGCACCTGCAGTGAGAGCACCAACACCCAGACCAGCAAATGTCTGTAAGGGACTCGCACTTGGAGCACTTTGTGATGTTAACGCCATCTGCGTAGTAGGTGCACCACGGAATATGTCAGACACGAAACCCAACTGCTGATAAGGGGCCATAGCTTCCTGTGTCTGAGTAGCGCGCATTGCATCAAGCTGGGCCTGTGCATTCTGCTGTTCTATGCCGCCAAGACCCATCAACAACTGTGTATCGGCTGCACCTAACTGCTGGTTTGACTGACCCAACGCACCGAATTGTACGCCTAATCCGCCGATGCCCTGACCCAATTGGCCCAGAGTACTGGCTTTAGACAGATCAACACCAGCCTGTTGCGCGGTTAGCCCGCCGATGCCCTGTCCTGCTGTACCAAGGGCCTGCGAGGAGGCTAATTGGCGTCCCTGTTGAGACTCAAAACCCTGCATTGCAGCCTGTTGTGCTTGGCCGTAATTCTGGGCGTAATCCTGCATGATGCGTTGCTGCATCAGGTCCTGTACGCCGCGTTCAGTTTCTGCACGCTGTACGCCTTCGCGTGTGCCACCAAACGCACCCGCACGAACAGCCTGTGCGGCAGCTCCCTGACGAGCAATATCTGCCTGACGACGCATTTCACCCAAAGCATTCTGGGTAACCTTTTGCTGGTACGGGTTCATGTACGAGGCCGCCATTGATGGGTCGTATGCCTGAGCTGATCCCAGCAATCCACCAATCCCCTGCGCCGCCACGTTTTGTGCAGCTTGGAAACTGGGTGCGGTTTCAATAGCCCCCGCAGAACGAGCGCCCGCTTGGGTGAGATCCATGCCCTGCGTAACGCCTTGGGACGCGGCCTGTATATACGGCTCCCACGCCCCTACGCCCTGTTTAGCAAAGTCAATACCCTGTTGCTGGGTCTGCGAAAGGCCCGCAGCTTCAACGGCTGGCGTAGTAAGGGGCTGGCCGTACAAACGACGCGCTTCGTCCATAAGTGCAAGCTTTTGCGCCTCAATCTCTGGCGCTTCGCGGACAACCTGTGAGGTATAAGTAGTACTATCAGCCATGTTGTTTCTCCAGATGTTTCATGAGGGCCAACATGCGTTTTGCACCAGCGCGCCGGGAACCTTTCCCAGCAGCACGGACCGCTTTCGCCGTAAAGACAAACTCCCCATCGGACAACATCGCCGGTACTTGGTCCGAGGTTCCCGTACCGGGGCCACTGATTGGACCGTTTTTGCGAGGATAGTGTATTGCTCCCCCTGTTGCCGAGCGAACCGGTTCTTGAACTGGAGCACGGTACATTGACATATAGGGATTGTAGGCGGAGGTAACGCGTGTGCCACCGAAATTTAGCTGTAGTTCAGGGTGTTGCGCAAGGTACTCTTTGCCTGTAGGACCCGTAAAGCCGGGGGGCATTTCGGAAGGTATCTGGTCGAAGCCCCCTGCCAATGCCGCAATACCGAGTCCCGCGCCCAGTGCAGGGCCATATTTGGCTAACATTCCCGGAGTTGCATCTTTAAAGGCTTGCATGGCTAATTCTTTAGACCCAGTGTCTGCCAACATATCGGTATATGCCTTTTTAGCCGCCCGTTCACCTGCGGCTTGTATTTCGTTTGGATTAAATGCCTTATTAAGGCTCCCAATGCGGGCGTCTAAACCCACACTACTGTCTGGAGTAAAGGTTGCTTTTAAGTTGTCTATAAATCCCGGAGCGGGAGTAAGCGCGGCAACTTTAGCAGCCTGTTGTTGGCCTGCAGCCATACCTTGTGGGCTAGTCATAAACGCAGGAGTGGTAGCTGCCTGTGCCATAGGCGCAGCTTGTGATGCGAGTACTGCCGTTTGTCTCTGAGCAGCGGCCATTGCTTCAGGGCTAGCCATAAACCCTACATTTGTGGGTGAAGTTAAACTTTCAATGCCCCTTTGAACATCTGGTCCAAAATCCACGGCAGCTTTAGCCGCATCACTTGCAGTTACACCCACGTCAGGAAGCGCGGATCTAATCGTATCTGACGTGGCTTCTCCAGCACCTGTAGCCGCAGTAGTGCCTGTAGTAGGGGTTTTGGCTGCACCTACAGCGCCAGTTACGCCTTTAACAGCACCTGCTGTTATGCCGCCAATGGCACCGGCTTTCAACGCAGTCTTCAGGTTACTACCACCCAGCAGCGCGGTTCCCGCTCCGCTGACAAAACCACTGATGCCTGCAGCAGCGATGCCGCCTTCTGCTGCGTTTAAAAAACTCGCCGCAGCAGGGCCTGCAAACATAAACAGTGCAGTGCCTATGACAAGTTTGCCAATTGTGCTAGAGGCAAAGGATTTAACCGCGTGGCCAACTTTTTTGAAAATGTCACCAAGCCACGAGAATTCAGGAAGACCCGTTCTAGGGTTGATCGTACCGCTGCCCCCGTGTTTACGTAACATCCGTGCTTCAGCGGGATTGATATGCGCCAACATCGTATCGCCATTACGACCAAAATGAGCCATCGCAGCAACCATTGGTTTGAGGGTTGCAATCCCACCTCTTGCCATGCCCGGGGCGGGCATTTCAGGGGCCTGTTGATCGGGTCTGTGGGTAAGGATCTCAGCAGCGGTCCGTGGTCCGGTGTTCGCGGCTGGTGCAGAAGTAGTATTTGCCCTAAGCTGGTCGATTGCCATATTGAGCGCACCGAAAAACAGTGCATCAAAGGTAGGCGGAAGTAAGTCTTCTGGGATGCCCTGTGCCAGATATTTGGCTCGGATAGCCGGGTAGTCATTTGGGGAGTCTAAAACAGACTCAACCAGCGTATTGAGCATGTCTAGCACTTCGGCTGGAAGTTCTAGCCCCTGCAGCTCAGACTTGAACTTGGCAACGGACGCGGGGTCTACCTCAGCGGCTGAATCCAGCAACTGGGAGTGCACGTCCTGCGGCGATACCTGCTTGCGCATCTGTTCGACAGCAGCCATTACACGCGGGTCATTTGCCGCTTGGGATGTTGCACCTTGGGGTAGGGCCATAATGCCCTGCATTGCGTCAGCCATGTTGTTACCTGTCCCGGATTAAAAGGAAAAAGGCCACATAGGGCCGCGTGCCTGAACGGCACGAAGATGGAGCGATTATCAATGATTCTATCAGTTTCTGTCTATCAAAAGCACGCTTACTGTGGCAACAACATCAGTCGTTGTCACCTTAATTTTTAACAAGTCCCCCGCTTCCAGCACGAGGACATTGGGATTACGGTCCCATCCGGCTGCAAAATCAGCATAACCCTTCCCCACAATGCTTTCTGCAGGGATTATTGTATGGGTTCCTGATCCGGCTGGGGATATCACCACTTCAACCGTTGTTGCGGCGGCATTGCTATTTGAAACCCATATTGATTTCACAACAGCGCTAGTTGCCGCAGGGACCGTGAAAACAGTCGTAGACGTGGCATTAACCAAAGGAACTAGATACCGCTTATAGAGGTTTGCCATTAATTCCCCATGAACCAAGTTTGTGCTTGGTCCTTATCTTCCGACACCACGGGCGTATACGTGCTGTTTAGCTGCAAAACAATCTGTTCCAGTGAGCGAACCAACTGGTTAAATTGTTCTGCGCTATAGTCGGTTGGATTGGCGTTAGGTAGTCGCACGTTAGTGATTTTGCTCATTTAAGACTCCCCAATGCAGCATCTCTAATCCTTTTCTAGCGGCAGCAGCTTCTTCTGCTGTCCCAAATACTTTGGAATAAAACTTTTTCTTTTGCACTGTTATCGCTGCGTAATAGCGTCCACCGTGGAATAAAACACCAGCGAAACCTGTCTTATTTAGCTTTGACATGCACTGGTTTCTAGCTTGCGCGGTAGGGCTTGCCCAGCGCACATTGTTAGGCTCGTAGTTACCCGTTGTGTCAATCCGGTCAAGGGTTTCAGTGCCTGACGGCTCACCAACAGCTATTGCGAAAGCGGCATAATCATGCCAAAGAGCATATACAGTAACCCCTTTACTCCCGTATCGCGCGTAGTCCTTATCTATGGGGTTATAACAACGCCGCATCATTGCCCGCCATGTGTTGTAGGAAGACTTATTCCACCCTCCGTGTTTAAAGTTTGGGGGGATGCATCCACAGGAAGTAGTATTACCTGTCACCAAACTCCCAGAAACTACAGTGGTTTTTTCTCCACAATCACAAGTACATAGCCACATAACTTGCTTGTGTACGTTAGTGCCGCTGCGCGCAATTACTACTAGTTTCCCAAACCGCTGCCCTACGCGATCTATAAATTTACCCATACTAAGCCCCTTAAGTAGAAGAGCCTTTAGTATACACCTTATTTTAGGATCGGTATACATGTCACCTCAAGCCATCAGGTTGAATGTCCACACGCATCGTACCAAAGCGCCACGTTGCGTACAGGTCATCACTCTCGATGCGGATTGATATCTGTCTACCGCGTGCACGAGTGTCCACTTTTTCAGTGGTAGGCGTGATTATGTAGGGGTCGAGGGAGCTATAACTGGCAGTGGCCTGTGGGTATTGGCGCAAGAATAAATGCACCAGTAGATCTCCGACTTGATTCCTAAAATCAGGGATAAAACGCTTCATATAGAGCATATTATCGCCATCGCCGATGTCGAAATACCCTGACTTGACGTATGCAATTATCGGCTCACCCGCAGCATCTGCCCCTGTTTCCTGACTGTAAACAATGGTTCGGCCTGCCGTTAGGCCGTAAATCGTACTAATCGTCGCAGCAGTGCTGGTCTGCAGGTATTTAGTAGCAACGGGGCGTGGGTACGTGTTCGAGTTTACCCATGCGGTACGGTCCATTGTGCCTGTAGACCATACATTTTCAAGGTAGTTAAACGTTACGCACAGGTCAATATAATCGGAATTCAATGAGCAGTACCAGAACGTTACTTCGTTGAATTGGCTATTAAGGCCCACAAAACACTTCGTACTCTGCACCTGATTCAAATTCTTAAATACAAAATCCTGCACAGTACACGCCAGCTTTTTAACCGTACCGTCAAATACGTAGAACGCGTCGGTGCCCATCCAGAAGGCGACGCCGTTTACGTCCACTGCTGCGTGAGGCCCGATACACCCGCAGTTGGCACCTAACTGCTGGAACCCAAACGTATAGGGCGGGCCGATATATTGCATACCGTGTAATGAGGTATCGGTAAATATCAGGATCTGGCCGCGTGAGCGTATGGCCGTAACGATGTGGTTACCGTCCGTGAGCCGTTGTCCACCCGCCGTGTTGGTGGCTGATTCAACAAAGTTTGTGATATCTTCTTGGTTTGAAAACCGTACAAACATGGGATCCTGTGTTGTAGGGTCCCCAATGGTGTCCTCAGTACCCAAACAAACCAAGTGGCGGTCGGGTGTCGAGACAAGGGCATAGGTATTTTTGGTAGGAGCACCACTGAGGACCGCAGCACGCGTGCCTGTACCAGAGACGATCTGCCAATAATAGATAGCACCATTAGCCAACTGGCATACGACATTTTCACCGTAGGTATCGAACTGCCAGACGCGTGAATACAGCGCAATACCACTGCCAGATGTACGTGGGGAACCCCACGTACCACTGCCCCATGGTCCGGTACCCCAGCCAAAATCAAAATAGCTGACAGGAAGCCCAATCGTGATTTGATAAGCACCAACCACGGATCCCCCACCATTACCACTATCCCCTGCAGTAGCATTTACAGGAGCGGTAATCGTGTAGGTATTGGCAGTAAGGATGGCCGTTATTTCATATTCGCTGTTTAAAACAGCGGCAGTAATGTTGCCGCCAAGGGATGCTGCACCGCTGTACGTGACAAAATCGCCTTTAATAGCGCCATGCGAGCTATCAGTGACTGTAATAGTAGCGGAACCCGTGGAGGCAGCAAAAGTGACGTCGCCTACGCCCGTTGTAGCTCGAATGGGAGTAATATCGTACCAAACCCCACCCGTTAGCACATACAGTTTGCGATTAGTGCCTGCAATAGCGTAAGGAATACCCACAAGGCTATTCCATGTAAAAATATCAGACGTTACCCCCACTAAATACTGAATAGGGGCAGTGAAATCTTCCCATCCTCCGATTTTCTCAGGCAGGGAATAACGAAAACGGATGTTATCCCCGTCAATCCAGCCACCTTCAGCACCGTATTCAGTGTTCTGCTTATCGATGCCGGGGGTAAGGGTGAGTTTGAAGTAGGCCATTACGTAATAGGGCCTCCAACCAGCCATGCGTTACACGTACGTTCGCCCATGGCCCGGAAGTGGAACAACTGACAATAGCCCAGATCAGCATTTTGAACAATTTTGGTTCTGGCATCAAATTCGGCAGTACCTTCTTCTGCTGCTTCCTCCCCCGGTTTCTCTGTCAATTCATCCTCATCCATTGTTTCGAGACCCTCAACGAGGCACGCTATCATGGCGGGGGTTTGCACAAACGCCGCGCAGTTGCAGCAACGCGAACTCTTGGCTTCTTCAACCGAGGAATCCCACACGCGGGCTTTGGCTTTCCAGAAATCAGTAGATGGCTGGTCCGGGTTCAGCGGACCGTAGTTGTATTCCCGTATCGCCATGTTGCTGTTGGTGCGGTTAAGGCCATTGTCCCGCAGTTCAACTGGACAAACCTTGATCAAGTCTGCCTTTGCGTATATTTTTTTAATTTCTTTGCCAATGGCGTCTTTTTGAACTTTCATGGGGAAGCAACTCCATTTTATCTGGCCATATTATTGCACACTATTGGCTTGGAAAGTTGCCGCCAACAGGGTCACTTGCCCCGACCGCAGCGCCAGTCCCGGAGTTTGTACCGGGCGGTACATGGTCACCAGTCCAAGGGCTTTCGTTGATGGGGCCAAAGCAATCTGACAGCGTCGCACCATTTACTTTCTTAGGTCGTTTGACGCACGGGAAAGACCACATATTGCTCATGCCGTTACCAGCTCCCACAGCCGTGGTGAATGTACGGACGGTCATTGGGGCCGGCTCCCATGTCGGGGATTGTGGGTAAGTGCTGGGGGTGCCAAACAGACTCCACACGGTATGGTCGCCTTTAGGCGGGGCGCAAGATCCGTTGGTGAGGTTAAAGTCGGCAACGCTTTCGCCTTTGATCACTGGGCAAACCGCGTGACCTTCCTCAAAAGTTTTGCTGCCTACGACCATCGTCTTGCCCGTCGGTTCAGTGGCGCTTGATGCGCACAAAGCATACTCGCCGTGGCAGATGGCAAGGTTTGGATCTGCATGGACAGCCATGCTGAACAGGGTAACAAACACAGCGATTATTCTTTTCATGGTCGTGTCCTAGTTGATTAAAGTTTACCGTTTGCCTTCAGCGTCTTTGGTCTTTTCCCATGTTCTCATGGTGCCTAACCCGAGCATGCCGATTAACACTTGCATCGTCAGCGTGGTGTCGATTACAGGAAATGGGCCAGCGTAGTGGAAACCTACTTGTGCTATGAATCGGGCAAGCGGCTCAATCAAAACTGCATAGGCAAGACCAGCACCGCAGATCCAGCCGATCCAAGGTCGCCAACCGGCCACAAACCAGTTCGTGCTTTTGGCTTCCTCTTGATTAACGGCCATCTGTCCGGTCAGCAAGGTTATATTGCCTTGGAACTCTTCGGATCGGGCCTGAATCGCCAACTTGGCGGCTAAATCTTTATCAGCAACAAATTTGTTGATGAACGTATCAAGCAAGCCAATTCCAGCAGTAATAGGATCCATCGCCATTAGGCTCTCCCGATAATCCAAGTGACTTTTTCGCCCTTGGCAATCGTCTCGGAGACTAACTGCTCTAAAGCAGGTAAGTCGCCCTGATAGAGGACACAGCCTTCGGTATGTTCTGTTCTCGTACCTTTATGCACGCGAATTCCGGTGAATAAACAGCCCGACAAGTCGCAGCTCCGGTCTTTTTCGTTGGAGTAGAGCAACAACATTTCCCGCCCAAACCGGGTAGACATCGTGACTGCTACTTTGTACTCGCCTTCCGGGATGCAGGTCTCTTTGGAAATCTTGATGCCGGCAGGGCGGCCAATGTCTTCGAGCGTAACGCCCAAAACTTCATCACCAATTTGTATTACGCCAATGGTTTTGTCAGTCTGATATGTACGGCGATGTTCGATGATCATGCTGCCGCCTTATTTTGAATTATCATCGTGGCTGAGTTTTACCCCAGCAAGCAGCCCGATAAAGCCGCCAACGATAGTCTGAAATGCAGGACTGATGAGCTTAAATATCTCGCCGTTGTCTATTTCTTGAAACCACAAGCCGGTCACGAGCGCGACGACCATCAGCAGCACCGATATGCACAGCGTGGCAGACACCATCAGCGTTACGGCAAACGTCAGCTTTCCCTTGACTTCACTCGGTGTAGCCATGTTTATGCCTTGTCTACCTTGGTTTGCAGCAGATCAAAAATCTTGTCCAGCTTGCGATTCATGTCCTTAATATCGTCCCGGTAATCATCCTTTGTGACGTAGGTTATTGGCATGTTCCTAACGTCCCCATCAAGGCGGTCAATAGCAGTGTAAATGCGGTTCAGCGTCCATCCGCCAAAAAATGCTGCAACTGCGACTGCGATATTGAATAGCACTTGGTAGTCCATGTCTTACTTCCTTACTGCGGGTTAATGGTCGCCGTTGATGTTTCTCGATCTAGCGTGAGTTGTCCATAACAGGTTACATTCCAGTCTTGCCCATCCTGTTCGCTCGCAGAGGGTACTTCGAGTCGGAAGTGTTTCACAAGGTATTCCTTCTCACTTTTGTCCCCCTCAAACACCCGCCAGACGTGGTCCATTGTGCCCCGTCCCGGCTGCCCCCTATTTTTGTTGAACCTGATCGAGTACTTCAAATCACTTCAGCCGCTGGAGCTGCACATGTATGAGGCGGGTTATATCGCACGCTCAAATTAAAATGCACGAACTTAATCGGCTTTTCGGAACCATGTCGCCCAAACGAGTGAGGCAGCCAAGCATTACTGATAATCAACATCCCCGGTTCTGGTGCAAAATTGATCGTGTTACTTGCCGGTGTCGCGTTACTCATGTCAGTTTCGGGCAGGTTGATCTGCACCTTGCCGCCTCGTGGATCATGGAACATGGCGCGGGAACAATTCTCCGGTGTCTCCAAAAAGTAAAAACCTACTAGCTGTGTCCCGGCACCATGTACGTGCTGCTCCATCAACGAGTGCTTGTAGTGCTCCTGCGTCCAAGCCGCGTCAACAACGACATCAAAGACATTCATATCGTAACCTTGACCCTGCAGGATGTTCCAACCGTTTTGCCAAAGGTACGTGACAAAGTCAACTAGACGAGGATCACCCGCGTAGTCATCCGTGTTGTGCATCGGAAATAACTCATGCACGTCGTGCGTTATCCTTTTCAAGGCTTCTTCGGAAACCTCACTTACTACGTCAAGGAACTCTGGTTTTTTGCTTACATATATTGGTGACGGAAAGTAATAAAAGGCTTCAAACTCGGGCTTAGTTTCGGGTTGCTCTATTATCATAGCGTTTCATAACCCCAAGAGTTCAACACCGCTTCATGAGGCTTAAATAGCTCAGTAAACTTACCCACCGCACCGGGAATTGTGCGCAGTAGTGCTACACGCTCCGCATTATTGTTATTTAGCCCCTGCACCACCTTTTGCTTAACAAGACATTCGCCTTTAAAGGTAAGGTCAGACAGTTCAGGCATCCAATCTTTAAGTGCTTGAGTGTGTTTGTCTTCGTTGGTGACAAAGTCTTCAAAGGTCATTGTGTACGCTTTGTCACCGAGAAACGCCTGATTCTCCTTCTGTATAACATAGGTGTTAACCATGTGGTCAACTATTTCTTGCGCGCTGTTACTAGGGTTAATCCGGCGCTTTAAGTACATCTCAATGGTTGACTGCACCCACGCATACGGCTCACGTACCATGATGATCCAGTTCGCATCGAAGTACGGCTGCATCATTTGTATACGGTAGGTATCGTTGGGGGTCTTTTGTAGCCGGACGGGAGCGGTAGAGTTATTTTGCTCCCAGTTGGTATCGAGAAAAGTTTTAATACCCCCCCAGTCGTAATTTGTCGGGTCTTGGATTATTGGTATATGTGCACCGGGGGCTATACGTATCCCAGCAATACCCTTGTCTCCGTACAGTGTCCTAGCTTTAGTTGCCGCGTTCCCTTCAATTATTCCAACTTCATCTGTGGAATTTGCCTTTCTTATTTCATCGGTTAGCGGCGTTACATTGGCGCACTTAGCAATATAATTGTGCAGGGCAGTGCTGCCGGAATAGGGCGGAACAGCTAAAAATAAGTAGCTCATAACGCAAAACTCACTGCTGAAAGCCGTAGTTCGGGCGGTGTAATATCTTTCCAGCCCAGTGTTTCCTCGTCCCACGCCCACCATTTCTCTATGTCTGGTATTGGTGTAGGGGGCACCCAAGCACAAATAAGTTCGTCGAACGACCAAGACGGATAGGGCTGCAGTGCCCGGTAAGCATTTATTTTTTCAATACGTTCTTCTTCAGACATATCCCGGACAAACCACTGGTCTTTAAACCCCTCGCCCTCGGGCAAATAAATAACTTCAGCGACTTGGTACACCCCCACTGGCATAACCGTGCGTGAGGGGCGGTCAACGCGAGTAAATGGTTTCCAGTTATCAGGTATACCCCCAAACGCCCCATACAGATGATCCACCAACGCGGGGTGGTTAACGGGTTGCCCGTCTTGCACTTGTATATAGAGAGTCATTATGGGTAGCTCACACAGGTTGTTGGGAATGTACGTGTAGCGCCGGGCCAGACCATACGGACTGCACCCGGTGCGGGAGTACCGGCGGTGTTGCTGGTGGTTCCCCTGCCACCTGCGCCCCCACCATAGCTGCCCCCGTTACCCCCATAGTACCTAAGATTAAACGTTGTAGTGCTCCCGGTGTGGCAGGACGCAGAAGAGCAGGAAGTCCCACCTTGCCCGCATGAACCACCACCCCCCGGGGTAGCCCCATAAGCCCCAGCGCCAGCGCCATTTGACCCTTGCCCCAACAGAGCCACCCCACCAGCACCAACACCCACAGTTTGAGTGCCTCCACCTCCGCCCCCACCGCCAGCCCCCGCAGAACCCGCAGAAGCCGGGGCCACAGCGCCATTACCCCCATTCCCCGAATACCCACCTGCCCCGCCGGGGCTACAAGTAGTGCCAGTACCCCCATTACCCCCGCCGTCACCCGTATGGGTACCACCTGTGCTGCCCGTTCCACCCCCACCCTTCACAACCGCCGTGCTGACAAAATATGAACAGCGGCTAGTGGTGCACCCTGCTCTAACGGTATAGCTACTCCCAGCAGTTACGGAATAATTATTTTTGTACCCCAACCCCCCACCGCCACCCCCGTTAGTGGTACACCCGGCGGAACCCACAGCCACGACAGAAACGCTCACAACACAGGAGGGCGCTATCCACGAGGAAAGCCCAAAGGTGCGCTGTGTAAAACTTCCGGGGGGTCGAGTAGTGGTAGCACTGTCCCAAGAATAGGCGTACGAAGGGACAGCGTTAGCGGATGCAGGTACAACAGTGCTTTGGGTGTCATAGCCAACCGCCATGAACTTACCGGCGGAGCTAACAGCGACCGACCGCATAACGGCGGATCGTGAGTTAGTGCCGTTCATTAGGACTGGAGTAGTCCACGTAGTGCCGTCTGTTGAGGATGCGGATACGGCAAAACTAGGTGAGCCAGCCCCAACGGCTACAAATTTACCAGCGGAGTTAACAGCTACCGAGGACATACTGGCAGCCGTAGTAGAGCCGTTCATCGTAGCTGGGGTAGTCCACGTAGTACCATCGGTGGAGTAGGCGGCAACAGGATAGCCAGAACTGTTCCGACCTACCGCTACAAATTTACCGGCGGAGTTAACAGCTACCGAGAACATATAGGCAACCGTAGTAGAGCCATTCATCGTAGCGGGGGTAGTCCACGTAGTGCCATCAGTTGAATAGGCGGCAACGGGGTAGCCAGAATTGTTATACCCCACGGCTACAAACTTACCAGCGGAGTTAACAGCTACCGAGTACATTTGGGCAGCCGTAGTAGAGCCGTTCATCGTAGCTGGGGTAGTCCACGTAGTACCATCGGTGGAGTAGGCGGCAACGGGGTAGACAGAACTGTTAAGCCCCACTGCTACAAATTTACCAGCGGAGTTAACAGCTACCGAGTACATTTGGGCCTCAAGACTAACGCCGTTCATCAACGCGGGGGTAGTCCACGTAGTGCCATCAGTCGAATAGGCGGCTACGGGGTAGAAGGAGCCGTTATACCCCACGGCTACAAATTTACCAGCGGAGTTAACTGCTACTGACCACATACGGGCAAGAACACTAGAGCCATTCATTGTAGCCGGAGTAGTCCACGTAGTACCATCGGTGGAGTAGGCGGCAACGGGGTAGGCAGAATTGGTATACCCCACGGCTACAAACTTACCGGCAGAGTTAACCGCAACCCCTAACATAACGCCCGTAGCCGTAGAATTGTTCATCACAGCAACAGGATAAAAGTCAGTAAACCCCGCGACTGCAACAGCAGTGTCACCAGCCTGAAAAAAGTTCTTCGACGCAAACATTAGTATGTATACCCTTGAGCAGCAGAGCCGTACCAGTTAGTGCCATCGGCAACGAAAGTCAAAATGTCCATCTTACCCACAGTAGCCGTAATCGTTGGCGCACCCGCAGTGCCCCACTTAACCGAGGTGAACGTCGCAGTAGTTGCCGTGCCGGACGCAGGCTGTTTGAGCAACATCAGGAACGAGGTGCCCGCAGTAGCCGTGGGCATGGTGAACGTACATGCAGTGGCAGATGTCAACGTGGCGGTGTAGACCGTGCCTGTGCTGATTACAATTGTTTTGGTGGACGTTACCGTGCCGCCCGCTGTGACGGTTTCGGTGTAGCCTGTGACGGTGGGAGTAGTCAGGGTTGGGCTAGTAGCAAGAACAGCCGAGCCGGTGCCGGTAATCGTACCGAAGTCTGTGAACCCGAAGTCCCAACCAGCAGCAGTCGTTACCGTAGTGTCAATACAAGTGATGTGTATCGTAGTGCCGGGGATAATCGTTCCAATCAGGTTTGCGCCAGACGAGTTAACTGTAATGTTCCCCGTGCTGTTGTTGCAGATATGGAATGACCAGCCCGTAGACAGCGTAGAAGTAACAGGCATTACCACCGTCTGGGTAGTTATCCCCGTGAAATACTGGTAGTACGTGCTTGTGTTAGTGAGGGTCGTAGTGGCCCCAGCAGTAGCTGTAGTAGTGAAAGCTTGCAATGCAGCGTTAGCGCCTGCGGCTGTTGAAGCCCCGGTGCCCCCGTTAGCGATGGGCAGTGCAGTGCCAGAGTAGGTGAACGCCAGTGTACCCGAGGAAGTGATCGGGCTGCCGGAGACACTCAGAAGGCTTGGGACCGTTGCCGCTACGCTAGTGACTGTACCGCTCGTAGACGCCGTAGGAGCTGCGTTAAACACAGCAGCCGTTGACCCCGCGCCGTCGGTGTACACCATGGCTTTAGTGCCCGTGGCAATCGTAATGGTAGCACCGGAACCCTGTTTGATTATGATGCTCTGGCTACCCGTAGTAGCGTTCTCGATGATCCAAACCTTAGACACTGTGTTGGGCGCAATGGTAATGGTGCGAGTGGCAGTCAGCGATACCCCAGAAGTAACCTTGAGGTACATGGAGCGCAAGGTATCCACACTGCCATCGGCCATCGTATAGGTCACATCCGCATCGGTCGCCATGCTCTTGAGGCCGTAACCAAGGGCAGCGGTGGAAAACTCCCAGTTATTGTTGGTCGTCGTGCCCCATGTCCCACTTTCGTCACCGGTAGTAATCTCGGTAAGACGTAGGTTATTCGCGTAAGTTGCCATGTCCTAAATCCTCAAGCTGCTATGTCAACCCAGTTCGGGGTCTGAGCATCGGTTATATCCGCCCAACCCGGAGTCTGAGCGTCGTTTATATTTGTCCAATTCGGGGTCTGGCCGTCGTTAATTGTAGTCCACCCAATGATTCTAACCGTTCCTACTGCGCCTGTCCCGGATACTCCAACGGCAACAATGGTCTTATTAAATCGTAAGGAGACTGTACCAACTGTTCCGGTACCTGATACCCCAGTGACTATCACCAATTTTACAACTTTGGCAGTTACGGTACCTATCGCGCCAGTCCCTACAACCCCAGTGACTGCCTTGGTTACTACGGGTTTTATTGTACCAACCGCGCCGGTTCCCGTAACTCCAGTAACAACCAACCCATCACTTACTTTTACGGCTATGGTACCTATCGCACCTGTACCTGCGACCCCCGTAACAGCTCTAATTACCGTGGGTCTTACTGTACCAACCGCGCCGGTTCCTGCAACCCCTGTAACAGCTTTAATTGCTACAAGTTTTACCGTACCTATCGCACCTGTACCTGCGACTCCCGTAACGACCAACCCATCACTTACTTTTACGGCTATGGTACCTATCGCACCTGTACCTGCGACTCCCGTAATAGCTTTAATCGCTACGAGTTTTACTGTACCTATGGCACCCGTACCAGCAACCCCTGTAACAGCTTTAATCGCTACAAGTTTTACTGTACCTATGGCACCCGTGCCAGCAACCCCGGTAACAGCCTTAATCGCTACGAGTTTTACTGTACCAACTGCGCCAGTTCCAGATACTCCAGTAACTACTACTACCTTTACAACTTTGGTCGTTACAGTACCAACCGCGCCAGTTCCAGATACTCCAGTAACTGCTTTAGCTATTACAAGTTTTACCGTACCAACCGCGCCAGTCCCGGATACTCCAGTTACCGCATAGGCAGGAGCTATCCCACCAAAGCCGTTAATGCCCCAGCCACCTTGCCCCCAGCCTTTGGTATAGGTGGTCACGGCTAATCCTTACTTAAGCAATACGGATAATGGCGGTTGCAGCGGCAGCGGCCGGGAACTGAATCTGGAAATCTCCGGAACTTACTGTCTGGTCACCACCGAAGCTCAACACCGCACAAGCTTTACCCGAAGCGGAACTGTTGTAGATGATGCCGCCTGAAGTAGTGAAGCTAGCGGACGACCAAGTAGTATCGTCAAAGTCACAGATAGCCGTAGTGCTAGAGGCCACAGGCGTAATGGAGACCAAGGTGTTACCCGCAGTAGTGTAACCGCTGCCGTTAGCCAGCTCATCCGAGTTACCGGTCAAGTTAGTGTAGTTAGTCGTAGCGGCACCATAAGTACCTGCCAACGACGCTGCAGCCTTGCCCAGTGCCAATTTGAACGTGTTACCGGTGCTAGCGGTGAAGTTGTGAGTAGCAGTCAGGATTTCAACCTTAAAGCTAGTCGGCATTGCAGTAGTAAATCCAGTCATCTTAATTCTCCAAAAGTTTAACGAGTTCCGGGTGCCCCGCGTTGCGGAAGCGGTTCATCAGCGTGGTGTTGTGTGATGCGACTGCCTGCTTCATGTACCTCACCAACACCTCACGAAGCTGTGTTCTGTATGCCTCTGCCTGCTCCCGTATGATCGGGTTAGCATTAGCCCCAATGTAAATAATCTTGTCCAGCGCCATCTCAGCAACTTCTTCTGGGGTAAAGCCTCGCCCAGATACCATCATCGCCTTAACTTCGCCTAAGAATCCCCCACCTACACTGCTTATCATGGACCCGGTGACTCCGATTTAACTGGAATTCTAATCATACCGTCTCTGTACTCATCACGACGACGACGACCCTGTTGTTCAATGCCCAAACCTTGGATGGCTTGTTGATAACTATCCGTGAAATATTTTAACATCTCTGCAGGGCCTTTTGTATAACTGTACGCCTGTACCAAACACGCATAAAGCAGTGCTTCGGGAGCATTTAGGCTCACCCATGTTGTGGGATTAGTCGAAGATAGTTGTGTAGGACGATAAATGTAGCCTAATTCAACTACAAAATCGGCATTAGGCGTTGGGGCCATATAAAAAGTGTTTTGGTCCCATACCGAGTAGTATTTTGGAACGCCTGTCACAGTGGAATCGGGCCAATACTCCTTCATAAAAGAAGTATCCCTAAAATCAAGGAATATCTGCACTCCAGCCGATGTCACCATCATATAGCGATGGGTCAAAATAGTGGAAGGAGCAGTAAGAAACTTATTGCCTGTAGTAAGAGTGCCCGCAGACTCGACCTTGAAGATATCCAGATCGATATCTCGCAGAATTTTGTTCTCGGCCATGGTAATAAAGGTATTTATCACTGAATCGCTGAAGACATTGCTGCCAACCTCAGTGTAATTCCTTATATTGGTAACCAGTTCGTCGTATGTCATGGCTATGTAATCACTATAGTAACTGTTCCAACATATCCTACCCCTTGTATGGGTACTTGTGTGGGAAATGGTTGCATATTATTTATGTCGGCGGCACTTCCTATACTTTGAAACGACGAAAAACCCGGTAAACCCACATACACAACCACTGGTTCAATGCGGTCTGGACGTGGGTTCTGGAGTGCAATGGCGTCCCCCCGAAACTTAAGGGGAAAAAGCTGTGGTTCTTTCGGCTCATAATCGTCAGGGCAAACCATGAACCCACGCCAGTTCTTGCGCAGGACAGTATATCGATAGCGCTGGCCACAATAATCGCACAGCCCAAACGAAAACTTTCCTGAAGCATGTGCCATCTCATCTCCCAAAGTCAGGAATAAAATGAGCGCTTGCTGTATCCCGATCTTCCATAGCCGCACGGTGGAAATCTTCTTCGTAAATCTGTTTTAATGCAGAAGTACGGTCTGGAGAATATTTAATAGCCAACATATAAGCTAATCCAGACGCTAGGCAAGGAAGAAAACGATAATTAACATCAGAAGTATTAGTGTAGCTTCCTGCATCTTGAATCCTGCGAATTCTATAGTAGACCAACGTATACGATAGATTAGACGCGGGGTATAAATAGATAGTGGTGGGGTTAGACCGCTGCACATAAATCTGTGCTGGACGAGCCTGTGTCAGTTTATTAGGAAGATTTAAGTACTCTTCCCGACTAATACGGTCCATAGATATGTCTTGCTGCTTACCCTGTGTGTTCAATCGGATAACGGCAGACAGCACATTGACCGTATCGCTGGCTAATACAAGCTCTCTCGACCCCTGAACGATAGGATATGTTGCTTCCTCAATCGTCCATAGGTTCAAACCACGGTTAGCCCAGTCCAAAAATAGCAAATTGAGCGACCGACGAGCGCTAGAAAGCTGATAACCATTGGTCATCCTCATTCCGCAACGTTCAAACGCTTCTTCGACAAGGTCGTCGATGGAGAGATTGAAGTCAGTCGTCCCAGAAGTTGCCATTAGCGGCCTTTAGTCATTTTCTTAACTGCGCCGCCTTTAGCCATGACTTTTTCGCCCATAGCCATGCGCTTATGCTGGTTAATGGCATCGCTACCTTTATCCATCGTCGGTGCTTTTGATTTTTTCAAAGGGCTACTCAATACTTTATTTGGAGTACCCTGCATTACTGCTCCGCCACCTCTAGTAGCAGCACCCATTCCACGTCCGGCCATGTCAATCACCTCTCAGTTGTTAGCATTTCCACCGTTTACGTGCTTGCCGTAAACGACTATTGGGGTCTTTCGCTGCCTCTGGGAACTGCTTCATCTGCCCAGCCGACCGCGCACAAAACGATTTCCTTCTTTTCGCCCTTTCTGGGGATGGTTTATCCTCAGTAACGGCAGTTTTCAACTTACTACCGGGATTGGCTTTACGGAAAGCCTTTACCCCTTTCTCCGTCATACCAGCACCTGACTTTGTAGGCCGGAAATTTCCCGACTTGACAGAAGTCTTAATGCCCATTCCTTTTGATGCGGCCACTATTGGTTAGCAACCACGTACGCGCCGGGTTCCAGTGGTTCGTAACGTATGTAATGACGCCATGTACCTGTGGTAGATCCCACCGCAATGGTTATCTTAACAGCTCCTGTAGGAACTCGTACGCCACGCGACGCTGTGTTAAGTAGAACACCCGATGCACCTTGTGTTGGGGCCTCACCTAGTGCAGAACTATTCGTCATTGCCAGTGCATAACCGGGAACAGCGTTAGCTAGCGTAGAAGAGGCCGCCGACAAATTTGTGGTGAGTGGACTTGCCGCCGAAGTAGTGAATTTCCAAAGCAATGTAGATGCTGTCCCATCATTTAACGTTACGCATTCCGAGACAAGGCTAAGGAACTGCACGCTACCAACAACGGTAAATAGGGTATCACCCGTTACCATCACTTTAGCGCCTGTTTTTATGACATGGTCGCTAGTCGTTAATCCTGCTGCAGCTTCATTGATTATGACTGTCATAGGTTATGCCTTCATATAAACGGAAACAGTGCCATTGGTCGTAATCTGCGTTACATTCGCACGATAGTACTCATATACCGTTTGGACGTAAAAAGCATCTGAGCTAGCCGAAGTAGTGAGCGATAGGGTAATTGTCCCAAGGGTTATGTAATTGATCCCATCGTTGCTGACTTCAATAGCCACGCTAGCAGTACCTGTCGAGGAAGACATGATGCCAACAGCCTGAAAACTTCTATTGGCATAAAGTTGGTTTGTACCGCGAATTTCAAATGCAGGACCCGGGCCAGTGGCGGTTGCCGCATTAAGCATCAGTGTTGACATTGTCTTTCTCCGGTTCCGGTGTGTCCAGTTTACCAATTAACATCTTGTAAACGGTAATTGCAGACTGAGCCTGAAGTACAAAAGCATTGGCTTTCTGTACTTCTTGCTCAAGGTCACGAATCTCTGCTTCCAGAAACTCTTTAGTTATTTGCATATTAGGACCAAGTTGTAGCGGCCAATACGTAGTAAGTTACGCCGCTGATGTCGATCTTGATCTTCTTGATCGTGCCGCCGGGGGTTGCTGCACCTGTAGAAACCAGAGTAGCCGTTGGGCCAGCACCGATACTCATCAGGTTGTTGATCTTGCCGGTAGCCGAGCCGCTGTCAGTTACGCGAATAAAAGCCGAGTTTGAGGGAGTAGTTACGCTGCCGGTGTAGTTAGTATCCAACTGGATAACACCTAAGGTGCCGGTCTGAGTAGTTTGAGTGCCGCCCAAAGTAGCGCGCAACGCGTTGCCCGCACCCGAAATGCTGCCCGAGCCGTTAACTTCCAAGGAGATATGCGAACCGTTGATTGTGCCACCGGTAGCCGCGTTGGCTGCAGTTACAACCGAGAACGAACGAATCGTTTCACCCGAACCGGTGGAGGTAAAGGTCAGTTTGGCATAAATTAAACGCGTGTCGCCTGTAGTGGCGGAGGTTGTACCGTAGTAACTAGTTTCGTTACCTGCGGTTGTTATTACAACTGGATCGGAAGAAGTACCTGAGCTGAAGCCATTGTCGGATACTACGGGACCAGAAAAGTGTGTAGCTGCCATTAGAGTTCTCCTCGTAAATGATTATATTTGAGTGCTAGCTTCCGAACGTTACTTGTGTTCGTACCTATGACACGTCCGCGTTCGGCATACGACATGTCAGAATTTTCTACTATAAACTTAACTTTTGCAATGAATTCTGGGTTAGCGAAGTGACGGCCAGTGCTAATAACTTTTAGCTTACTGCAGTACTCTTCACTCTGATAATTAAAGGTCGTTTTTCGACGGCCTTCCGAAATCCTTTTTCGAGACTCGGGGCCATGCGTCCTGCCCCGCATTGGTGCCTTAGCAAAATCCGCAATATTGAAGAATACAGGCTCATCAAACCATGCGTCTTTTGAGATGAAAGCATTTTCAATAAGGTCTAGATCATCTGTATCCGCACATTCTACTTCCAGACTCCAGTCAAAGGCCGTTGGGCCATACTTTAGATAGGAATTCTGCAGTTTAGGGTTCGGGTGTTTTTCAAGGTTTAGTAGTCGGAAATGCTCACGAATACGCTTCTTAACCCGCTGAGATTGGCCCACATAACAAGTGCCCGTAACCGTGTTACGAAGCTTATAGATACCAATATGGTCAACGGCGTATGGCATGAACTAGTCCTTTGGAACTAGCATATGCCATATTTTAAACAAAAGAAAGGGGCCGAAGCCCCTTTCAAATAGTACTTATAACACAATGACTTACGGAGTACCGGGCGAACCGAAAATGCCACGGAAATCACTATAGCCAAACGAATATCGCTCTCTCGCTTTGTACCTAACGTTGCCGGTATCGAAGTCACCTTCAAAGCCAGTTTTGATAGCTACGCGTTCAAACATTTTCATGCCGTTAGGCGCATCGGTCAGAACGAACCAAGCATCTGGGTCAGTCAGGTAATGGTTAACAGTGTAACCTTCTGGTACCAGACCCATGTTCTTGATGGCATTGATGTCGTTATCTGCAGTAGAAGTACGCAGAGTAGACTTCAAGATGCGATCAGAAGTGAACTGCAGTTCTTTTGGAACTACCAGTTTCAGACCTTGAACAGCGACCTTCAGGCCACGTTCATCAGTGAACGCAGCAATGTCGATCAGGGCTTGTTCCAGCGAGGTTTCGCTAAGATCCGCAGCAGTAGCCAACGTGTTAGCCACGTTAACAGACAGCGTAGGATGGCTCAGTGAGCACAGTACAACACCGTCACCACCAACTGAGGTAGTAAATGCGCCGTTAAGAACGGCAGCACCTTTTACCTGTTTGGTAGTAGCCATGGAACGAGCCAAGGCTTTGGTGTAACGAGCAGCAAGACGGTCGTACAGGTTATCTTCCACGGCTTCTTCAGTCAGGGAGAAGGCCAGTGCGATAGTCTCGTGGGTGTAACGGGAGGTGTAGGTTTCCTGTGCATTATCGTAAGCGACGCCTGCGCCTTCGTTTTTAACAGGGGCTTCACCAAAACCAGACAGCATTACTTCTTCTTCAAATGCACGCTCAGAAGATTCAATTTCGTAAATCTCAGCGTGTTCATTTTGATAGGTCTTGTATTCAAGACCAAACAAAGCATTAAGGCCCGGTTCAAGTTCTTTTACTAGTTGTGCGCGTGAAATTGCCATGGGTAGGCTCCTTTAGAATTAATATTAGGTACTTGCAACGCCGGGACTGCCATAGCGGTGTTCGTTAATCTTAACGACGACTTGTACGTAACTTCCAAACGTATTGCTTGGAACATCGTATATGCCGACCATTTTAAGATTAAGTGCTGCGGTAGTAGCCTTAGTTGTGGTGTCCAGTACCATATAGGAAATGCCGTTCACAGTGCTACCGGTAGAACCGGAAATGTCTGCGTTGTTACCCATATCGGTCTGTGCTAGTGAAGCGCTTGCTTGGATAATATACAACTGGTTCGGATCATCCAACACTTCGGCAACAATTGTGCCGGTAGTGATATTGATGCTGCCCGGATAGTAGTTTTTCCAAGTAGGTTTCTGTGTGGTTGGGTCGTTATAGAAGCAACCGTTAAACACCCCAACAGAAGTGTTATATGAACCGGGTGCGAATTTAACAAGATAACCGCCAATCAGTGTTACCAAGTCACCTTGGTAAATTGCACCCGATTGGTTGTCGTCAATTACATAACCATACTGCTTCTGGCCACCAGTAGCAGACAAGTTACCAAGGGGCCGAAGCCCAAAGGGATTGTTTACATTTGCCATTTGATTTGTCCTTTAAAGTGAGTTATTCGGTGGCTTTGGGGCCGCCGATGCTTACGCGGGACTGTCGTTCGGGCCGGTTAATTTTCATAGACGAATGTGCATTCGACTTTAACAGGTCATTATCGACAGCTTTAAGTTGATCTTGGGTACGGGCGCTGTAGTAGGACCGTCGTTCTTCCGCTGTTTCATTCGGAATCCTTGCCAATAAAAGAGCACCAACACCGATAACGCCGGTATTTTTACCTGCGTCAACCGATTGACCAGCAAAGTCTGGATACTCGTCACCACGGACCAGCTCATACCCCTCACGGATTTTAGCCTGTACGTTTATACGATCATCCATTCCACCGGCTTCGGATCTAATCCATCGATGTTTAAACCCTTCGGGTGCAGGGGGTGCATCCAAACGTGAAGGAGGTGCCCAAGATTTCCGACGCGCAGTTGTTTCTCTAGTTTCACTAGTACGTGGGCTGCGATTAAGTTTTGGTACAGAAATAGTGTCAGTCATATCTTACTCCTTAACGTATTTGGCGTATTCCTCAAGCGGAACACCAAGTTTTTTAGCTATTGCAACCTGACTCGGGTTTAACCGGACAGTGCGGCGTGCGGAACTATTGACGCCCGAAGATCGGGTTGCAGGGGCTACCGTCTGCACGGGACGGCTATTCCTGTTGTTTTGTTGCGAGGTCGCTTTAAGTTCCCTTGGGAAGATGTCGCGCATCCTACGATCTATTTCATCATAGTACTCCTCTGACTGTGGGTCAAACCCTTCTTTTTGGACCAAGTCAAGATGAATCCCTCTTACAGCCCCCGTCATGGTTGGGTTGGTGCCAAACCATGTATTACGTTCGGCCCACTCTTCTGCCTGTGGGTCTACTTGGGAACGTTGTTGTTGCTGGGGCTGTTGATACTGTGGTTGTGGGGCAGCCTGACGGGCCATGGTCTGTTGACGATAGGCCGTAGCTTCGGATATCCGCTGCTGGTCCATCACCATACTAGTCAGACGCTGCTGGGCCTCAGTCTCAGTATCAATGTCGTACTCTTCACGAGCCTTCTTGATGATCTGCTTGAGTGCTACAACCTGAGTCTCTACCCGGCTTTTAGCTTCAGTCAAACGATCAGCATCCGTTTGCTGGAACCGACGCTCAAGCTCTTCAGCCTTATTATGCGCGTTTCTGGCATACTCAACAGCCGCCTCTTCACGACGCTGGGTCTCCCGCAAACGGGATGTCAGCTTGTCAATACGGCGCTGAACCTTGTCACTGTATTGATCTAGCTCGTCTTTTTTAGGTTTAGCCTGTTGCTGCTCCACCTCAACAAGGGGGGTCTCTTCCATTGTCGTAATAACAGCGTTAGAACCATCATCGTTCATCTCAACGGTAGCCGGTTCCTCGTCATCGCCTATCTTAAATTCTTGTTGCTCGTTCATAATCTGCTCCTCACATGTGCAAGATGTCTTTAGGGTCGTTAATCAGCCCCAAGATTTCATCATCGTTTAACAGCCGGATTTCACCACCGTCGATCTGAATACGCGAACCCGCATACTTCCCAAAGATGATCCAATCGCCAACCTTGCACCACGGACCGTCTGGAAACTTCTCTTGGTCAGAGTACGCAAGATTCCCCATACGCAGCACATAGCCACAATTAGTCGCAAGCTGTGTACGTTTTTGAGTTTCATCAGATAGCAGAATGCCACCCTTGGAGCTTTTGCTTCCCCTGAAGGGAAGAATGGCAATACGCCATCCGGTTGGGTGGGGGATCATGTTTAAAACGGAATCGGCAATCTTGTCGATATCGACCTTGCCATCCTCATCGTAAGCATCATCAAGGGTTGGCGGTGCATTCTCTGCTGCCTCCTTCCATTGCTGTTCCAATGCCGTTAACTTTGGTTCTTCCATCTGCACGTCCTCTGGTGGGTTAAAAATCATCTTTAGACCTCTTATCTAATTCATGTTTGATAAGGGCTTCTGTTAATTTTATGCCTTCCAGACGACCCATCATGAAACGGTAGCGTTCCATATCAGCAATGGTGCCATTGAGCACGATTGCTTCGGAGTCCTGCTGTAGCTTGCGAATCTCTCGCAATATCTTTTCTGCAAATTCGAGCATGGTGTTTCCCATGAAAAGCAGACGGTTATAAGCCACTGTCTGGAGGCTGGAGCAACTGTCAGTATATCTTTACTGGATTGTTTCCGTCACGTTTTTTAACAATCATACTTGGACCCTGACGGCCCTTAGGACGGCTTATAACTTTGCCCCCCTCTTTCATCTTGTTCGACTTACCCGCAGTAGAAAGGGCAATCGCAATAGCCTGTTTCTGCGCTTTGGCTTTGCTATTTGGCGTACTAGTACCGATCTTGCCCTTTTCTTTGTAAGCACCCATAACTTCGCTGATGTTTTTGCTAATAGTCTTGGGACTGGACCCTTTCTTAAGTGGCATCTTAGCCTCCTTTACGCGGTTGGTTTATCCGCTGCAGTGCAACACCTGTTCGCATCTGAGCAACCTTCTGCTGTGATGCAATCCGTTCTTGATTAGCTTTTTCGTTCTGCGCAATCTTAGACTGATCAAGCTGCAAGCCTTCTTCCTTCAACTTGATATCTGCCTGATCCTTCGCTGCACGCTGCTGAAGCTCCTGTGCTTTCAACGCAACAATCGGATCTTGGCCACCACCACCGGGATTGGCTAACTTATCCTGAAGCGCCCGCATCTCCTGCATGAACTGCGCAATCTTCAACGATATCATGCCTTCGCGCTGCAAGTCAGAGACCATGTGGTCTGGATCCGACCCGTATTCAACATACAATTCCGCTTCGGTATCTTCTTCGGCTTTCAAACGGATATGCTGCATGATGTGCTTGTACAATATCACGCCGCCTATGGGGTTAGCCTGCATTAATGCCGATAAGCCCATCATAATATGTGCCGCAATGTGCGCATCATGCTGCTGGCCCGCAAAAGCCTTAAGCTCCATGTTTTCCAGCACGTCAGCGTTCTCAGTAGCAGGATCTTTAGGCAGGTTATTGCTCTGCGCGCGCAGGAGGCCATCAATGTCACGGATGTTCATTGCCGCGTAGACGCGGTAATACGCTTCGTACATGTTATGCATCTGAGGAGCAGACTGCGCTAACTGCAACTGCGTCTGTGCCAACGTTATGCGTTGGGCAGCAGAGAAAATGTTCGGATCAGCCACTGGCAATATCGCAACCATGTGGTCAAAGTCACATTTCTTGATCCTGCGACTAGCGCCCGGTACGTCATAAGGGTATTCGTCAGGCAAATACTCACCAAAACCCTTGGCTAGCATCTCAAACTCTTGGGTCTGGGCGTAATATAGGCGCTTATGGATGGCAGACATCACCATCGAACCCCTTTCAAGCAATGCAATCGTAGTACCTACCGCTGCCTGCTGATTTCCGTCCCCTACCTGCATGTCCGCCGTACTAGCCAGACGTTTACCCGCGTCAACCGTAAAGCCCAGTAGCTGAAATAGCGTTTGTGATGGCTCTTTGTAGGGCAAAGGCAGCAAGGAAGACGAAAGTTCTGCCCCACCGGCATCAATATCACGCCATTCGCCCGGTTGGATCGGCGTATCGTCGTCCGCGATGCGCGCACCCTTGGCTTTAAAGCCCGCAGGAAGGTTAGACAGCGTACCCGCGTCTAACAATTGACGTAATGCACTGGTTGCAGTCTTAGAAAGACCACCGATCAGGTGAACAAAGCCCAAGCCATACGCACCAAGGCCCTCAACCAATACGTAATGAACAAAATATTCACGACGACGTTTCTTTTCATCCCCTTCTACCCAGTTACGACGTACACCAATTACCCTTGCACTGGCTTCGTCAATGGTAACTACGTAAGGGAGCTTAATTCCAGTCGGCTCATCGTCATCATCCATGTCCTCAAAGCCCGGAATATCCAACGACACTTGGAATTCCAATAGAAAAGCTTCTTCCGGGGAGCCTGTTTGCACAACACCCGTAGCTTTATCAATGGAATAACGTATCTGGTTGGCGTAAGACGGTGTTGCCTTGGCGTCTATCATCACATCAAGGTATTCACCCGCGACAATACGCTTGCGAAGCTCGTTGGTATCCATGGAAATGCGGTGAGTCAGACGCGGACATTCCGAAATAACACTTGAACCGTTATACGGGATATACATATCGTCGGGCAGAACTAACCGACTGACCATACGGCCTATCTGTTCGTCGTAATAAACCTTTTTGAAAGTCGATCCGCCGTAGCCCGTGTAGAAAAGAAGCTGGTCAAACTCCGGGGTGTATTCCTTCATTACCGAAGTAATCTGATAATTCATGAAATCTTGTACGCGTGAAGCTTGTTGGACCTTATCTAAAGTCTCTTTGCCCACGATCTGAGTACGTACCGGACCACTGGCAGGCATCAACTCCTTAAATGCCTGTGCTTGGAACTGAACAATTGCCTCAGTCAGCATCGGATGGACCGCGCCCGCCGCGCCACGGAAGGGTTTGGTACGCTCTTCAATCTTCAAGCCCAATAGCTCAAGGCCCTTGGAGTACATCTGTTCCCAATCGGAACGGCTAGACTTGTCGGCCTCAAACAATGCCATCAGGTCCATGGATATCCGACCAAGGTCCCCGTCATCTATAACTTCTGCGATGTTGCCGTAAAAGCCAACATCATCTTCGTCGTCTTCCCCTAGCTCAATAGTAGCGCTGCCATCGTCCTCAAGAACGATCTCGATATCTGGCGACTCACTGGTGCCTTCAAGCAAGTCAGAATTAGGTGCTAAGTTGACAGCCCTATCTATCGGCATCTTCGTATCCTTTAAATATATTTGCGGTTATTGTACACGCTCCAGCATCTTCGCGCTTTCAGTCTGTTCCCGGACCGTGGTCCGCGATTCAGGGGTCTGGGCCTCTCTCGGCGCTTCACCAACCCTCTGCATCTGCGCCGCTAACTCGTCGTAGCTCATTGGCGAGACATCACCACCTTCGTCGTACTTTCTGATCAGGCCGCCGTCAGCTTTTTTCGTCTTCATACCTTTTTCGTATTCCCGATTCCATAGCTCTGGTCGGGTCAATGGCATATTGCCACCAGTCTGCGATATCGCGTAGTTAAGCGCTTCTTTCATCAACTCCGACTCGCTTAACCGACGGCCTTCCGCTCTGTGCTTAATGCCCTGCTCTACACCTGCCAGATTGCGGTAGTAGTCAGACAGCTCATTCGACGGAGTACGGTCGCTGGTGTTGTAGTCATAGAGTTGGTAAGCACGGGCCATGGACCGCGCATCTTCAGGACTTACATTAGGACGTGCCGCCCAGTCGTAGGCTCCCGCATACTTAACCGCTGCATCCAGCAAACCACTACGTTGCTTGTCATCCTTAAGCTCGGGATATGCTTCACGGAACTGGGACTTCAATTGGTTATTGTAGGTTATGTGCTGATCTAAACCCTTACCATCAGATAAACGGTACTTCACCAAGTCCTTAAACCCCCCAAGGTATTCCCCTACACGGTCCACCAAGGGTTCATCTTGGAACACATCCTTATACTGCTTTGTCGAGTCTACCGGTTTGGATTCCGGCTCAACGTTGGAGTTTGGCGCAAGTGTAACGGCATCTGGCGCAGGTTTAACGGGGGCAGTATCAATGCTACCCCCCTCAGCTTTTTTTGTGATGTATCCCCCGGTAGCGTACTGGGGGACAAAATCAGAAGATGAGGTGTTTGCAAGCGTACCCTTGTTGGCCTTGGCTATCGCCTGCTTGTCCGCCTCTGTTTTTGCCCAGTCCGTAAAGCTCGCATTAAACGCGTCCGTATTAAGTGGGGTAGTCTGATCCCCACCGAACTCACCCCCACGCAACCGGCTACGCCAGTCGTAGAAGGCAGAGGGGTTCGCACCAAGGCCGCTTGTCCTATACGCATTCGCCAATGCCCTGTCCTGAGCCGCGCTGTTTTGTGCGTACTGCTGTGAGGCAGAGGTATTGGCCATCGGTGTACGCAACAAGTCTCGCGGACGGCTAGTCACAGACGGCGGCATCCAACCAAATCCTGATCCGGTGGCCGAGAGCAGTTTGGCAGCAGGCGTGTACGAATACCCGTAGACCGGGTCCCATGCACTACGCGGCGCACTGTTGCGGAAGTTTACGTCCAGCGCAGGCTGGCCCGTGGGATAAAGTGGTGGCGGTGTGGGTAGGGGCTGGTAGACAGGAGGGAGTGTAACAGGAGGGAATACGCCGGTCGTAGGCGGTTTGTCTACTTTCTTTGGCGTAATCGACAACATGACCGTGGGGTCCACGCCCGCACGCACTATATCGTCAATGTTAAGGCCGTTTGCTATGAACAGGTTTTGTAGCGCTGTTGGGTTCCCTACATACTGCTTTGCGGCCGCTTGGATCTTAGCGTTAAGCCCAGCTTGCCCGCTGTCCGGTCCCGTGGCGTATATCGCATTAGGACCCACGTACATGTTCTCGCGTGCAGAAGTATAGCCCGAAGCCGTAGGGGTAGGCGTCTTCTCCGTATTCAAGTCAATGTTCAAATACGCGTTGAGCTTATCCTGACCTATTGCTTTCGCCGCATCCGCCATGCTGACCCCGTTCTTAGACGCTTCTTGCAATCCTATTAAGGGGTCTGACTGCGTAGCAACGTACGCAGCAATGTTCTTGTAGTACTGATCCGCCCCAATCCCGTCCGGCTTGGTTGCATTAGCAAGGCCCGAGGATATTTCACCACCCTCTGCCATTTTGACAGGCATCGCTTGCAGAAGGTCTTTTGCAGAAGGAGTGTTCATAGGCTTGCCTTTCAAAGAATGAAGACTTCGCCCCATTCTACGGGTTAATAATACTCCGGTACAATACCTTCGTTACGCGGCACATCGTCCTCGTCCACCAACAAACTAATGAAGTTACCCGCCCTGAAACGCATCAGCGCCATCACCATCGAATCCACCAAGTCGTCGTTGTCCCCGTTCGGGAACGCCGCACACTCCTCAATCAACTCGTCCGCCCAGTCAGTGTCCGGTGCCCATACCATCCCCGACTCCAATATCGTCGCAATCGCATTGGCCCTCGATACCTTGTCCTGACCCGCGCGCCTGCCGCCCGGCGAGTACATCGTCACAGGAATCCCCATCTTCCTCAACTCCTGCTGGAGCGTGGTCCCCGTTGCTTTGGCCTCGATCAACACATTGTCCGGCTGCCAATAGATATACTCTTCCTTCGCCACACGCTTCAACTCCGGGAAGTCCCACCGGCCCTTCTTCACGTTCAACAACAAGATGTGCGCCCCACTGTCCTGATCCGGGTAAAACACCCCCCACGTCGTGATCGCCGAAAAGTCAGCCGTCTCCTTCTTCGAGTACGCCGTGTCATACGACTGAATCACATACTCAAGGTTAGGCGTGTAATCCTTCTCCCAACGCTTCCACCACTCCCGCTTCAGAATGGCCCCCTCGTCATTGCTCGGCTGCTGCTGCCACTGCGCCTGCCACTTCTGCGGGGACAACGAAGCCTTTACCCCCATCAACTCCTCATACTTCCAAAACTCTGGCCAAAGGGGCTTGTCTGATGGTAAAATGGCAGGGAATTCAATAACTTCCCAGCGGTCAGCATTATGGCTGGACTGCGATTTGATCAGCCTCGCTGTCAGGTCCTTCGTGCCCCATCGAGTATTGTGACTAACTACCCCATTGGCAATGAAATTACCTGTCCTATCAATCTCAACATCAAAAACCTCTTCCTTACCATCAGGTAGGATCGAGGCTATTGGATCGATTGTGAAGTCGGAGATACTCTGCAGCTCGTTCGAGTACCTCTGGCGTCTTGCCATATCCGATGGCGAGGTTGCAGTCATTGCACAGGAGTCCTCGCACTGCTCCCGTGTCGTGGTCGTGGTCAATACAAAGCTTGCCGTTCCAATGCGCCCGAGTGTTTCTATCTGAAGGCGCTTCACCGCAGACATCACAACGGTTTTGACGCTCTTGAACCATCCACTCATATTGTCCAACAGTGATTCCATACCGGTACTTGATACGCAAGGCGCGGCTTTGCTCGGGTGCTCTCTTTGAACGGGGATAGTGGTCTCGGTAGCATTTAACACAGAACCCCTTGCAGAGCACGGGTTCACCGCATCCGCAGGTCTTTCCTTTCCATTTGCCGTGGTGGCCAAGGGGGTGGTATGGAGCGTCTGGGTTTTTTCGGTGGTAACTAGCACTTGCTTGGCAGGGTCCACACTTGCCAAGTTTTGTTTTTGATCTGGGAGGCCTATTGCACCCTTCAATACTACAAGTTCGTCCCCCACTCTCAACTGGCTTACTCGTTTCCATTCCAACACTCCCGCATTCATTACAAGAAAAGGATGTCTTGCATTCGCACGAAGTATTCTACCAGATTGTGTTTGTATCTTGGCTATGGAGTCATAACCATTTGACTTCCAGTTATTAACCCTAGCCGTGGCTAGCCTCCCTTTTTCAAAAGTAGCTACCTTATCCCCGGGCCGTATTTCAGATAAGGGCGTCTGTGTCCCATCTGACATCAAAACCAGAGTATCCCCCGTCATGCACATCACAATCACAATTGCCCCGCCCGGCTGCAATCGCTGCCGAGGACCAGAGCTGTACCACTCCCACGCATTGTCCAATGCCAATGCCGACATCGCATCCTGCTCCGAATGCGGGTCGTCAATAATCAACAAGTCCGCACCACGGCCCGTCATCGCACCCCCCACACCCACAGCAAAGTACTCCCCACCCTCACTCGTGTCCCACCGACCCGCCGCCTTGCTGTCAGCCTTCAACTCCGATCCCGGAAACAACTGCTTGTACGAGTCAGAATCCATAAGGTTCCTCACCTTACGACCAAACCGTACCGCCAACTCCCCCGTGTGCGTCGCTTGAATGATCTTGGTTCGCGGGCCACGGCCCATGATAAACGCAGGCAACAGATAGGATGAGAACTCACTCTTCGTGTGCCGAGGTGCCATGTTGACAATCAAACGCTTCAACGTGCCATTGGCAATCCTGTCAAACGCCGACGCCATCTTCTGGTGGTGGTTACCCAATATCGCTTCAGGCCACACATATTTGGCAAAGTCGATAAAGTTCCGCTTCGCACGGCTCTGGGCCTCTATCTGGGCCAGACGTAACTCAAGTCGTAATACCTCCGACTCCGACTCAACAGACATTGCAGGGTTTGTCATACAGACGTCTCTAGTGCAAAAGGATCCCGCTGGGCAACATCTAGCCGCCGCTTGGGCACAACTGCCTTAGTCTTGTGCAATGCCAAATGACAAAGTCTGCACAACCACGTTATCTGCAAAGGCTTCGCGTAGTCAGCATGATGCATCTGGGCCACGGGGTTTGAACAGACGGAACATGGCTCACGGGTTAGCTTGCCACGACGAAGGTACACATGCGCGTAACTCCGACAATTGTCCTTGGCCCGCTGGACGTCTGACAAGGGGGTGGACGCACGGTATTTCCGCATGGACAAGGCATGGCACGACAGGCAGTTGCGCTGCAAGGGGCGGAGAGGATTACCACAGGGGCAGCATCGCGGATCAAGGGTCATGGCAAACAGTCTACCTTCCGTTACCGTGGAACGCAAGTGACAAAAAATTGCGCAAAAATTTATACCGGTTTTGCTTTCTAAACATAGGGGGCCTATTTTCAAGGAATGTAACACGTGAAACATTCCTGCAGGGAAATCCCCCCCATGAAATATCAATTCCGTTTCAGACCGTTTTGATTGTGCAAAATCGGGCTTTTGCCTCCGCGTCTCCCCCCCCGGGGCCAATTTTTAGGGGTCCGGGGTCCGTTGGCCACGGTCCACGGTGCAATAGCCGGGCTAGGGACCCGGGACCGGCGGCCACGGTCCACGGTTCACTGGACGCGCGCCATGGGCCGCGTACCGGGTACCCGCGACTAGTGCATTGGCCATGGCGCGATCGTGCGCCATGGGCCGCGTACCGGGTCCACAGCGCTATGCATTGCGTAGGGGGGAGCATTGGCCACGGAACGTGGCCAAGTACGGAAAGTAGCGGCCGGGCGCATATTAAGCCGGGCCGCCGTGCTCACGCCGTGCACGCCGTGCGCATCCTGATACGTCATGATAGGTCAATATGGTTGTCCTATTACCCTGGACAAAAAAAAGCCCGGCGACCGGCCGGGCTTTGATTACTGCAGGTAGTTTACGCGGCCAGCTTCAGCATATCGCCGGCTGCGGCCTCAAACTCCACGCGGGCGGCAGTGTATGCAATCGTGCGCGCATACGCCGTGGCTCCTGTCACCGCATCCCACACTGTCTCAATCGGGCGGCCTTCATCCAGCACGTGCGCCGCTTCAATCTTCGCCGCTACGCGCGGTCCAAAACGTTTAGCTAAAAATTCTTGGACCTTGTCCAGTTTCAGCGCTTGCGCATTTTTGAGGGTCAGCTCAATCCCGGCGGCGCTGGACTGCGCATATTCCAGCAGGGCGGGCTGCACCTGTTCCAGAAAACGATCTGGCGCACTGGCTGTATGCCTTATGCTCAACTCCTGAACATTGTCGGCCCCCCAAACAATCCGGTTGCTGCATACATAGTCAAAAAGGAAAGTTCTGATTTTCAGACTGCCGGCACCGACTTCGGAGTTGCTGACAAAAAAGCCCCTTGCCAGTGTGCCAGACTGGCCGTCGCGGCGGCCGGGCACCACAATCCTGTTTTGCTCATCGGCGAGGAAAACGAAACAGTCTTGGTCCGATGCATAAAGGGTGGTATTCGCCCCGGTAACTTCAACGCGCTGGCCGAATTCGCCGGGCACGCGGAAAGCACCCGTTACGCCATCGCCGAACCGGTCGCGCAGGGCGCGGATAACATCCGAATTCCACACCCTTCCATAACGTGGACCAGTGGCCGCCCGGATTACCGGCGCGCCACCATTGCGAGTTAACAGTAGGCCAACGTCTTCGATATCCCTATCGACTTGCAGGCCGTAGTTGATACAGTCTGCGGCCATCGGGGCGGGGAGCTGCCGCAGGTAGCCGGCGGGCGCGCCGGCCAGAGTGGCGAGCTGCCCGAAGGCATGATGCGTTGGGCTGTACTCGGCACCGGATGGCCCTGCAATAAGCAACCCCTGATTATCAGGTGAGGGTCTGGCATAAACAGCGCGGCTTGATACCACAGCCGAGCGGCTGTGATCGCGTACATAATCAAAATGTTCCTGCATTGCGTTCAGATTTAAAAAACGTTCTTCGGCCGGACGGCTGGCCCATTCTTTATTGGCTTGTGTCAGAACATTGGCTGGCATATTCATATCAGTATTCCTGTATCAGTGGATCGGTTGCCCGGCCGGGGCGGGCAAGTTATCCCGGCGATTCGCAGTCTACTCTAATACTTTTTTACAGTGCAACCTAATTTACAACTTTTTAACTGCGCCTCTTTACGTGCTCAATGACTACAGACTGGCCGCCCGGCGTGTAACAGATTCTGCAGTCTATACATTTTTGCCCCGTGCAGTTCGCCGGGCCGGCATAATCCGCCGGCACGTTATTAAATACTTTATCAAACCGGGCGGGGGGCGTGGCCATAACCTTATCCAGTGAAGGATTAGAATATATCAGGATAAAATTATCCGGCCGGGCGCGCCCGGTACGGATTAAATCCCGGCGCTTGGTCCACAGCGTAAAGGTAGTGGCTGGATTCTTTTCTGCGATCCGGTAGATATTCTCAAGATGAACCGAATTGATCAGTTCACCATGGCCATGAAAACGGAAAATGGCCGCGTTTATGTACGGCATGCGGTCCACTGGAATAAGAGCGGCCGAGAGCAACACGCTATTGCGCTCAAAACTTGGCGCGCAGTTTTTTCGCGAACCCTGCAACATGGCCGCGCTATAGCAGAATTTACATATTGCAGTAGTGCCACGCATCTTGCTGCAAAAGGTATTCGTGAGCGTATTGGAATTTATTGCGGAAATTCCGGCCAGTTTTCCAGTCATGGTGGATATATGTACGGCGGCCGCGCGATCAGTAGCGATTAACATTTTTTAAATCTCCTGTATTGGCCGGGATGGCCTATGGCCAGTATAAAAGTATATTAATAGATAGCGCAATACTTTTTAGCTGCAAACTAATTTAATACTTTTTTACCAGCGCCTGAAGGAAGCAAAATCGGCGGCATGCGATAACGTGCGGCCGCGCGCGGCTGCCAGAATCTCGCCCTTGGTATAAGTGCCCTGCACATCAAGCCCGAGTTCCCGGGCCGTTGTTTCAATCCCTTGCTGGCAGAATCCAAATTTATCGCGCAATCCGGCGGCCGTCACGGGTGCCAGTTTTTTTGCCGGTGCGGCCGCGCGTGCTGCGGCCAGCTTTTCAATTTTAATCTCCAGCCCGGTGCATGCATCGGCCGCCGTGGCGGCGTGGAAATCAACTTTCCCGCGCCGGGCGATATAGCCGACCAGCGCGGTTTTGCCATCAAGGTTGGCAGTCTGGTAAAAAAGCTCGGCATCCCCGCGCACTGGTTTTTCGCCAAGTGTCCACCCCGCAGCGGCGGCATGCGTGGCAAGCGTTGCCGCTGCATTTTTTCCCGTGGCCCCTTGTGGGGCCGGCGTAGACCATTCCCAGCCAAGCGCAGTTTTTTTAGCAGTGCTTACGTACAACAAAAACCTGCTATAGGTGTGCGAATAGCCCGTGTGCTTTCCCTTGTATTTGACCGTTTCGCCGGAATTGACGACGGTCAAAGCGGTCAAAAAAGACGGTTTTTTTATAGCGGTTTTAAACTTATATTGCCGGAGGCTTTTCCGATAACCTTCGGAAATTACTCCACAGCCGGTTGCGAGAAAATACAAGACTTCCTTGCCCTCTTTTTCTGCGCAGTAAGCCGCCTGCCGTTTAATCGCATGCGTGTTGCTTTCAATAATCTGTTCAATTTTCATTTTTTTAATCTCCTGTATGAGCTGAAACTATTTCCAGCCAAACTCGTTTATAAGGTATATGAGTAAAAAAGTAAATATTATTTTTTACCAAATAAGTGCGAAAGCATGAACATCCCCGAAAGTTTTAACAGTGTACTCAACACTCCCACTTTCTTTTCCTCTGCACTTTTTTCTGTCCTATATACAAAAGTCTCCGTTTTCCGGTACATGCGCGCATGGACCGGATAGTCCTCTATGTACGCGATAATTTCCGTGCATGTTATGCACGTATTTTTTCCCACGGCTGCAGGCTGTTCTCCGCATTCATTGCAACTGGGCTGGTCTTCAACTTCTCCCATGCAATCGGGACAACACAACTCAATACTTTGTTGCACCACTGGCGCGCCCCAAAACTCGCATACGTCCGTTTCCATTTTTTCAATCAATTGCCCACGCGATAACACCACCTTACAGTGGTCACAATAATATCCAAGCACCTTGCTCTCTCCTGTATGTATTTACTCTGTTAAACTCTGCCTTACGGCCTCCCATTCAATACCTACTATCGGCCAACTGTCAACTGGTACAGTCTCCACTCCATGTAAATATAATTCACGCGCCTGATCTCCACGGTACAACAACAAAATGGGTTTTTTAGGCAAGGGCGGATGGTATTCCACAAGGAAGAAACACGGCACTCCCATGCTGGCGGCTTTTAGATTGAAGGATATCTGATGGGGGGAAAGTTTAATTTTCTTCCCCCGGGCCACCACCTTCAATTCCACCGTCACCCAGCCCTTCCCCTGAATTGCTATCAGGCAATCCGGTATCCCTAGTCCTACCCGCGATTCTAGCCTGATAACGTTGCAGCCCGGGATATTTGCCTTGAGTCGCTTGCTGAGTGATCCTTCTGAGCTTTTCGTCATTCGCCATTTGCTCCAACAAACTAGGTTTTGGGTCCGGCTGAATCTTATTATCAATAATCTCCTCGGGCGTCATATCAATAATGGACCGCACAGGCGCGCCAAATAACTGGCGTAACTGCTCCAGCTTCTGCATTACCTCGTCCTTGCCCATGGTATCAATGGTGCCCACGCGTATTTCCTTCCTATCTACGTAGATCGTGCCCAGCGCCTGCCCTCGGCGGTATTCCGCTGAAACGGCCGCACCGTATGCTCCGGCCGCAAGTGCAGCGTCTCTAATATCCTGCATATCCCGCATGTGCCTGTCGTAGCTAGAATTGTACTTGGCGGATAGCTGCGCACGGTACTCCTGTATCGCCGCCACGATGTGCGGAGACTTCACGGGGCTTGTCATCCTGCCTGCAGCACCGGCTGCCGTTGTTTCCGTCCAGCCAGCCCGTAGGGCTGCTTCCTTCTGCGTTATGCGCCCGTCCCCACTAACCAGCTCCATGACAAATTTCCATTCCTTGGCAGTCACAATCTTCTTCTGCTTGCGAAGGGGCTTTACGGGGGTATTCAGTCGCGCCTGCAGCTTGGTCTCCAAGATGGGCGGTGTGCCAAATATATCCCTGCGTTTAGGCGAGGGCATGGCTCTGGTTTTCTTTGGTATTTCGGCAGTCATTACGCGATCCTCCTGCACACCCACCTGTGAGGCGCTCCTACAGCCTGCCTGACAGAGAAATGCTGCGTATGAGTGGCCTTCCTATGGAAAGATTGTATCGCGCTCCTGATGGCGTTAGCGGGTACCTCTGGCGGCACCAGAAAATAGTCTCCCACTTCCATCCATTTAAACGGGTAGCGCGCGCGTTGATTCTCTCCAAACGAAAGTTTGAATTTCTTAGCCAAATCTCCGGCTATTGAAGGGTCATCTCGCAACATGTTTTTCTCCAACATTAAGTATATATATAATCCTAACACGGTTTAGAGGCATTTTTAGCTCTTTTCAATTTCACGGTTTACATAGGGATTCTGGCTGAAAATAAATATTTTTTTTTTTTTTTTTTTTTTT